GATATGAGCTCGCCAACTACAAAAGACCCAATCATTTTTTTCTATTTTTTTGAAAATTTCTATCATTTGTTCTTCATTTCCATTATATAAATGAACAGGGGCCTTTATTTTAGCGTCATTAAAATAATCGGCTATCTCCTTTTCAAATTGTATTAATTCTTCACTGGTCATTCCTGTTAGATATTTTCTTTTATTATCTCTATTAATCTCTCACATCTTTTCAAATAAGTGTGATTCTGTTTAACCCACTGATATCCAGATTCTTCAATTTTTTTTCTCTTTTCTTCATTATTTAAGTAATAATTTATCTTCTCTTTTAAATCATTTATGTCATTATAAATATCCAAATGATCCCCTATTTTGTAAATTTTATCCAAGTTTTCTGTAAAGTTTGTTAAAAGAAAGGTTTTACATCCCAATGTTTCTGGTGTTCGATAATTTATATCATTCGCCACGTTTCTGTTGAAATGTATTTTATAGGAATTTATCGCATTTACCATATCATCCCCTATAACAAATATGTCTCTCTTGATATTTGGTATAGTATCTATCCAAGATTTTCTATTAACATAATTACCACAAAAACCAACATCATAAATTTTTTGGATATCTGGTCTATAATCCAATAATTCATCATCATGTGCGTTTGGGAAATAATACGATTTAGCTGGGCTGAAATAGCGACCATGTGATTCTATAGCATTTAATACTATATCAATTTTATTATTCTTACACATTTGAATATGTTGTTGTGGTATAATATGTGAATCAACGCTCCAAAAAAATTTTAACCCTTTAAAGTTACTAATGTTCGGTAGCCACCCACTTTCATAATTTTCTATCAATAAAATCGCGTCACAATCTTTCGATATTTCATTGAATGAAATATTAAATGTTGGATAATTCAATCCCCACACAACACTATCTATTCCTAATCTTTTAAATCCGCGATCAAAAGATAGAGACTCGCGATAGTTTTTATTTTTTTCATGTCGCCCCTGTTCCTGTATAATTAGAATTTTCATGATAATTTATTATTTTTTTCATATTATCTATTTGCTGTTATTGTTTTTATATCACGCCAACACCTTTATGTTGGACTATCTTTGAAGCACAATCATTGGCGAATCTTATGGCGTCTTCTATGATATTATTCTTAGAATATTCAAATACTAATGCTGCAAAAAATGTATCACCGGCGCCAGACGCATCTTTGACTTCAACTTTCTTAACTGGATAATTTTTTCCTCTATAAAAGCAACCTTGTTCTGCCATTGTGTTTATGATCTTATCATCAACATCTTTATTTTTTTTGATATATTCTATACTACGAGAATATTCATAATTATTTATTTTAATAAAAGAAACATTTTTGATCCAATCACCAAGAATTTTCTTAGTGTCAATAAAAATATTATTATTTTTTTTGGAAATATATTCTATATCTTCCTTTTTTAAAAATCCTTTATCATAATCAGATATGGCAATTATATCATAATCAAAATCAATTTTTTTTAAATCTATTCTGTCTATTTCACACTTAGAATCCACTCTAAAAAACGAATGATTGCTTTTATCATGGATATATCTTGTCTTTGTTATGTTATACCAATTACTATTTGTCAATATATCACAATTGGCCCCAAGACTAATAATATTTCTATGAACATTTTTAGCCATTCCTGGGTTTTCGATCTCATTTACAATATTTAAAACAGGCACTGGAACATCCGGTGCCAATCTTATAGCTTCACAATAAACAAAAACGTCTCTACAACTATCCCCTATTATCAATATTTTCATTAAATATAATTTTTTTTTAATCTGAACAATTTTTTAAATCATTTTTCATTTTATTTTCCCAATAAGATAAATTCATTTGTTCATATTTAAAATCATGCTTTTTATAATAGTCTAGATAATTATTCAACAAATTATAATTTATTTTAGAATAATTATCAACGACTAAAAACGGTAAATCATAATTTTCGTATATGTTCACGCCCCTAACATTCCCCCTATAAGTGAACCACCCATTGTATGACGCCACGGGCATACTATCCAAGACTATTGGAATGCAACCTAAGTATAAAGCTTCCCAATTTCTATGAGCATCAATACCATCACCTGGCGGCGAAGCTACAAATTTATATTTTGCCATTTCTTCGCAATATTCTGGAAAAGGTATTCTTTTTTCTCTAACAAAGCAATTTATACCAGAAGTTTGTAACTTTTTTACGACATCATCCCTATAAGATTGAAATCCACCAGTAGTAAAATTGCAATATACTGTATTGTTATTTTTTTCAATATTTACCAATCTCTCGCAATTGTCGTACATCCATTGCCTATATTTTTCATTGAATCTTGGCCAATTTGGGTGTTCCCAATGAATACCAAATCCCAATGGTATTTGAATTAAATCTTTATGATGGAAAGTCGTCGTCGTCGCGTACCATTTTATAACACACGACGGCTTATGACTAAATATGGCTGAATTATTGTGTGTTCTTTGTTCTTCTGATTCGTTAACATGACGATCTGTAAAATGTGTGATCAATATGTAATTTTTATTTGAATTTTTTATGAAACTAAATAAAAAATCAATTAAATCTGTTCTACAAAGTATTATGGCGTCTTTTTCTAATATATCATTATTTAAAGGAGTCTTGTTATTTGTAATAATAAAGTCTGATATTCTACCATAACCTATAGCGCCGTCTATTAAATCTTCATAATTCCACATTGGTTTTATATTTACTTTTTAACAAGAAAAATTTGAGAAATAATATTATTAATTCTATTATATTGGCGTAATTATTCATACATCTTAAATTTTAACCATTCCTTCATAGGAACACTACAATGTGGGTAAATTGGTTCGTAATGATATCTTATTACGCAAGATGGCCAGTTCATCGCATTTTTGCCATATCTTTCTATTTTGGGGGTATCAACATTTCTATTATTATCTTCTATTATAAAAGTGCAAGGCAGATCATGACCATCTACATATCTAACAGCTTCATAAAAATGACCCTCATCTTCAGCTCCATCACCAATAAAACACCAAACGTGTCTATCATCACCTTTTAATTTTATTCCCATTGCCATTCCAGCGGCTATACAAGGTCCGCCAGCCACAATAGATGTTGACAAAAAATTCAATTTTTTATCAAAGACAAACATACTTTTACCTCTCATTATATCGTCCTTCAACTTTTCTTTACTACCACCAGCCAATAAATAATGATAATGTGTTCTGTGATCAGAAAATATGTAATCATTCGGTTTTATTTTTTCGAATATTTTTATCAATTCGTCCTCGTTACCACCACAAAAATGCATTACATAAGGAAGATATCCCTTTTTATATAATTCTATTATATCATTTTCAAAATCTATTAATTCTTCTTTTTTCATCATATCATTTCTTATTATTTTTTCAGTAATTTATATCAATAATATCAGCGTCTTCTATTATCATCACACTATTTTCATATTGACTCGCAAATCTATAAGCGTCTATAACCTCGGTTGGTGTTTTTGGATTCAAAACCGGGAACTTTACTAATTTTTTCAAAGCTTCGGTGAAATCACTTGTGTGTGTTGGCCCTGTAAAAAAAGGTGTCAGTTTTCTTCCAACCGTAACTCTTATTATAACCTTTGGTCTATATTGATTATCAGATATCTCTCTAAACATATCCAAATGATTCACAATAGAATCTAAAGCTATTAATATAAAATTAAATCTTTCGAAATAAACTATTGGTTTATAACCCTCTATAGATAATCCAATAGCCATGCTCATCATTAAATTCTCTGCTAGTGGAGTTTCTATTATCTGTTCTAGATTAACATCTTTCAAAGTGTTCAAAGCTTTCCCATATTTAACGCCATATCCCAAAAAAAGTGTTTTTGGATCTTCGGCTAATTTATTCATTGATTGTATTAAAGCGTCTTTATATTTCATATATTTTGTTAATTAATTTTTATCATTATTCGACCACAATTTCCAGTCTTCAATAATTCTATCGCCTCATTTATTTCATTCATATCAAATTTGTGTGTTATGATTTTTTCATAGGATAATTCTCCTTCTTTTTGCATTTTTATATAATGTGGAACGTGATATGATGGAAAAGATTTTCCACCTTGTGAAAATTTTATTGTCTTCCCGTTTTCTGAAAACATTGAATTGAATATATCTTTATTTATTATTAAATCGCTGTTGATTTGGGAGACTATAATATACTGACCATTGTCATTCAAATATTTCAAAGACTCGGATATCAATTCAGAATTTCCAGTTGTATCTATTATAACATCAAATTTAGAATTAGTTTCAGATAGACTTTTAATGGTTTTTATATCATTTTTATCAAATTTATCTAAGCATGTAATCTCACCACCTTTGAAAAGGCAATAAGACATTAAAGCTTCATATATATTCAAACCAACTCCTCCGATACCAATAATTAAAATTTTATTATTTTTATGTTGCCAGCTCCAATTAATCTCATCATTTACAACGCCGTAAGCTGTTGTTATAGCGCATCCCAGCAACGCGCAAAAATCATCTGGAGTATCAATGGGTACGGATGTTGAACGATTTTCAGAGATTATTGAGTATTCGCTCAATGTTGTTATCTTTCCTGAACTTTTCTTGTTTCCATCTATTATGTATTCTGGAAAATCTGATTCTATACCATTTCCTTTTCTCCAATGCATAACAACTTTATCCCCAACTTTAACATTGGTAACATCTTCGCCAACTTCTTGAACAATTCCGCATCCTTCATGCCCTAAAAGATGAGGCACAAATTTCGCATTTCCTTTTTCGCCACGTATTTCCTGTAGTTGGGCACCGCACAAGCCACTCACCAAATTTTTTACTAAAACTTGCCCTCTTTTTAGTGGTGTTGTTTCTATTTCTTTTATGACAAGAGGTTTGTTTATTTTTTCTAAGATGACAGCTTTAAATTTCATGTTTTTAATTTATTTTCTACATTATATTCCAATTCTTTCTTAAAGTTGGCATTTCACTATTACTCAATTTTTTTGTATATCGATGAACAAATAAATCACCATTTGTTTTAATAGAATCTGTTAAAAATAAAAAACTACTATCAACACAGTGTATTTCAGCAGCATTCTCTATTATATAACAATAATCAAAAATATTGTCTGTAAGTTCTCTTTTAGCTTCAATTATTGGTAAATCATTACTAATTTTTTTTCTATTTATTTTTGACATACCAGAACTACCGCCTTCATGTAAAAAAATAAATTTTTCACCAGATATATTAAATTTTTCAAAAAAACATATTTCTTTTTGAATATCTCTATCCACATAAAAGTCATCCCACCTTTTGTTAAAATCCAATCCAGCACATTCATAAAAAGATCTATCAAAATTTATGTTTGTATTATTGTTTGTTATACGAATAATTTTTTTATTTTGTAACGAGTAGTTATTTGCTCCGACACCATTTAATGTGCCATTTAAGCCATTTTTTAAATTGTTTTGATACCATTTATAAAAATCTGAAGAATTTTCATCAAAATATCCCTCAAATTCTATTTTCTTATTATGATTCCATATTATATAATTCAAATTTTTTATATCTCTAAACATGAATTCAATAGAGACGTAATTATTACTATTTACAAAAATATTTATAAATTCATATTCTTTACAAAAATTTCTAACTATTGCATTACATATTATATTGTCGCCGAGACCGGCATGATACATCAAATCCATTTTAAATAATTATTTTTGATTAAAGTTTATAGACATATAATATATCATTAAGACACTCTACTTTATAACCCATTTGATATAATCTAATATAAAAATCCCAGTCTTCATTAAATTTCATTGTATCATTAAATTTCAATTTTTTGGCTATTTCTGTTTTAAACATGACTGTTGGATGATTTATACAATTGCTAATTTTTAATTTTTACAATGTTAATTCATTAATCATCCAATGTTTATTGCATCCAACGCCAATTATTTTATCAACATTCATATCATACATTTCTGTGGCTAAAAAATAACAACCTTGATTATTCAAAAAGTAATCATATTGTTTTTCCAACTTCTGAGGCAACATATAGTCGTCAGAATCACACCAACATGATAATTCGGTGTTAGACAACTCTAATAAAATATTCCTAGAATATCCTCTGCCCATATTTTTCTTATTCTCAAATAACTTTATTCTATTATCATTATATGATTTTATTATATTTACTGAATTATCATTGGAACCATCATCTAATAAAATTATTTGAAAGTCTCGAAAAGTTTGTGCGAGTATCGATTCCAAACTTCTTTTTAAATATTTTTCACTATTATAAAATGGCATCAAAACATTAATCATACATATCCAAAATTATTTTTTATTTTTAAATGTCTATGAATGTTGAAACCATTTTTATTAAAAGATTCAATATCAAAATATCTACCACAATATATTCTATCGCCATTGTGATCAACATCGGATGTCCAAATAAAATCGTCTTCCCATAAAACTTCAGAATTAACCAAAAAATTAATAAAAAAAACGTAGGTTAATAAAATAGTTGATGGGAGATTTTTAACATCTTTTAACATTTTTTTCGTATGACACACATTTTTTTTAACAATATACCATTTTTCATCCAAAGATTTATGTATAAAATCTTCTTTTAGATACCAATCTTGATTATAAAAACACGGTTCATTTTTATCTGGTTCTTTACCGAATATACTTAACATGTTTTTTATGTTATAAAGATTTCCGTTAATATCCAAACCTTTTCCATATATCAAAATAGAATTTTTAACATCAATATCATCTTGCAAACTAATCATGTTTTCTTTGTATTCACTTACATATAGTTTCGCAAATTTAGTTATGGAATTAATTTCTTCTTTTCCTATAAAATTTTTTCCAAATAATATTTGAGCTTTTTCTACACTTGTTTTTCTTTCCATTTCTGATATTTTATTGCTTTTTCATATGACATTAAATGATCTTTATATCGATCGATTTTATCAAATTCTAGATCTAATATTTCATATCTGGCCCCCCACTCATTTTTATCAAACCATTTTAATCGAGCTGGGGCATTGAATATTTCTATTAATAAATTAGCATTTTCCATACTTTTCAAAAAGGTTAAATATGCTCGATATTGGTGATAATTTGATGCAACTAATATAATTTTTTTCCAATTTTTTTCTTTTACAATTTTCATGACTTCATCGCCTTGTTCTTTTGTGTTTTTAGAATTTCTTTCTTCTATTACATCTTCACCTCTGACACCAAAAGAAATTAATTTATCAAGAATATTTTTTTGTATGTAGGCTCCTGATTTTGGATCATCAAACCCACCAGAAAAAACAATTTTTTCTCCCCAACCATTTCTGTATAATTCGGCTGATTTCTCGTTTCTATTTTCACCGTCTCCTTCTAAAATTATAATAGCATCTGATTTTTTTAAAATCTCGCCATCAATTATAGCCATAAATTTTTCTCTTTCGCTTATCATATTATGTCCTCCCAAAAAATGGGTGTATATTTTTCAATATATCTACTAGCCCGTTTACCAATAATATTTTTTTTATATTTTGGATATATACCAAGAGCTGGTCTCAGTTCGATAATATCATCATATTTTATAATATCATCTTTTAAAATATTTTTATTAGCATATAAACATCTTCTTTGAACTATTACTGTTTCAGATTCTTCATCAACAACTTGTTTTCTAGATGATCCTAATGCTTTTTCAAGTTCTCTAATACATTTTACCATTGTTTTGAAATCAGATACGTTCATGGAGTGAGGATGATCTGGTCCAATATCATTATTGTTTAAAGTAAAGTGTTTTTCTATTACACAAGCACCCAAAGAAACCGAACCCAAAGCGACAACTAAACCGGGTGAATGATCAGAATAACCAGTTAAAATATTGAACGCTTTCTTATATGTCTTCAATACGCTAATATTCGCGCTTTCAATTTTAGATGGATAATTGGTTATGCATTGCATCAAAACCAGATTATTATTTCCAGTTGATTCTATCACTCTAACAGCTTCATCTATTTCAGACAATGTGGAATCACCAGTTGCTAGAAACATTGGTTTATTTTTACTAGCAATGTGTTCAAGAATTTCATGCCATGTTATTTCACCAGAACCAATTTTGATAAATGGAACATTTAATTGTTCACATAAATCAACAGCTTCAAAATCATATGGCGATGTTGAAAAATGTATATCAATTTCCTTACAATAATCCGAAATTTCTTTGTGCCATTCTCTTGGGAATTCAGCTTCTTTGAAAACTTGTTCAATTGGTTTTGACCAGCTACCGTGAACACCTTTCAATTTCATATTCGCAAATCCTTTTCCTGATACTATTTTTTGAGATATGAAACTTTGAAATTTTGCACAATCAGCCCCAGACTCTTTCGCCTTTAAACAAAGCAATTTCGCTTTTTCTATATTATTATCAAAATTAGCTCCTATTTCGGCGATTATATATGTGGGATGCCCCACACCTATTATTTTATCGCCTATGACTATTTCTTTTGGAAACATATTTATTTAAATTTTTTTATTGTCTTTTTAAGAATTTTCACTTGCTTTTCAGCATCTTTTAAATTCCAATAATTTGTTTTTAATTGGATCATTTTCTTTTGTAAATAATCAGCATTAGGACAAATATTTTCATTATATTTCTGCCATATTCTATTGTCATTCATGTTTAAAAATAAAGGTTCTTTATATGATAATTTCCATGCTGCATAATATTCATCTCCGCCATAATTTAAAAAGATTTCTCTGAATCTATACCAATCTATATCACTATCCGTTTTTAATATCATTGAGAAAGTCCACCATGTATTTTTATAACCATCAGGTACATATTGACATTTCAAAAATTCGCAATTATCTATGGCTTCCATAAAAAGATTAGCCACTTCTATTCTTCTATCGACTAATTTACGAGATCTTTCTATTTGACCAAGTAAAATAGATGATTGTATCTCTGACATTCTATAATTGAATCCGAGTGATACATGCCTATCATAAGATGGATTTTGTATATCGCTTTTCGTTATTTTAGATGATTCTTTTAGTCCTTGATAACCAAGACTTGAAAATCTTCTAGCTCTATCAGCCAAATCATCATCATTAGTAATTAACATTCCACCTTCACCACAAGTTAAATGTTTACTTGATTGAAAACTAAAGCTAGAAAAATTTCCAAAAGAACCAATTAGTTTTCCTTTATATTCACTTAAAAAACTTTCAGCATTATCTTCTATCAAAAATAAATTATATTTATTACAAATTTTTAAAATTTCATCATAATCCGGTGATAGTCCATATAATGAAACCGCCATAATAGCTTTTGTTTTGGGTGTAATCGCATTTAATATAGAATTTGGGCTTATATTAAAAGTATCCATATCCACATCAGCGAAAACAGGAATGGAGTTGTTCATCAATACAGATATAGCCGTTGATGACATCGTTAATGGAGGGACAATAATTTCATCATCTTTATCGATCCCCAATGAATTAATAGCGTTGTGTAGGGTTGCAGTACCATTAGAATGACTTATAGCATGTTTAACATTATATAAATCTTTAATTTTTTTTTCAACCAAAGACGTAAAATAGCTTCCTTTTGATGTTCTAAACTGATCATTTAAACATTGAAGAACATATTTTTTTTCTATTTTAGATATCCTTTTCATACATAAAACTTCTTTTCACATTTTTGTTGATATTTTTAATATCAACCTTATTTTCAAGCAAATTTATAATATCATTTGTTGTGAATATATTATTTTCTTGATATAAAAGTTTATAAATTTTTTTTGTCATTTTCAAATCATCTATTGTGTCTATGGTCCATCTTAAATCTGATTGATCGACGGAATTGAAAAAATTTTCTTTTTTTATTTCAGTCATCCTATAGAAATATTGTGTCACGTGTTGTTTGTCAAATGAATTTTGTATTTCGTCAATGTTGTTTTTTAATAAAGAAAATCTAAAAATCTCGATATCCAATCCTTCTGGGAATGTTGGTGGGCAATTATTGAATATAAAATCCAATTTTTTTTCAGTTAAAATATCTATCATTTTATCAATAATCAATGGATCTTTAAAAGGATCATCAGATGTTATTCTAATTATTATGTCATTATCACTCAATTTAAAATTGATAGCGGCATCATAAAATCTTTTTACAACATTTTCTTCATCTCCTCTGAAAATTTCTAAATTATGGTTTCGACACCATTTAAAAAGAACATCGTCTTTTTTATTGATTGTTGTTAAAATGATGATTTTATTTATATTTTTTGAATATTTTAATCTATCGATAACATGCCATATCAAAGGTTTTTTATTTATATTTTTCATAACCTTACCTGGCAATCTAGTTGATCCCATCCTAGCTTGAACAAAAGCGAATATCATAATGGTATGAAATTTTGATCAATGTATTTTTTTATAGATGATATTATATCTTCTGTGGTCAACCAATCATTATTTTTATCTGATGAATAAGAAAATCCAACTGGCACATCTTTTCCGTCATGAAATTTTACATAATCTTCCTTTTTATAAAACCATGAAAATGTTGGTAATATGATATAATATTCACCAGCATCTATGGTGTTATATGAATCATTTTTAGATATCATTTCTTCGTGTAACTTTTCACCAGGCCTCATTCCAATAATATTTATCTTTGATGATGGTGATATCGCTCGAGCCACATCTACTAATTTATAAGACGGTATTTTGGGAACGAATATTTCTCCACCCAAGGATTTTTCTATAGCATGTAAAACTAATTCAACACCATCATCTAAAGATATATTGAACCTTGTCATATTTTCATCTGTCACTGGTAATATTCCACTGCTTCTCATTTTAATAAAATATGGCATAACGGACCCTCTAGAACCCATCACATTTCCATAACGCACAACACAGAATTTTATATTTTTATGCCCTTTGAGATTGTTCGCGGCTATAAATAATTTATCAGAACACAATTTTGATGCGCCATATAAGTTTATTGGGGATGACGCTTTATCTGTTGATAGAGCCACAACACAATATATTTTATTTTCTAATGAAGCATCTATAACATTTTGCGCTCCAATGATATTCGTTTTTATACATTCCATTGGATTTTCTTCAGCTACAGGCACATGTTTTATGGCAGCAGCATGTATAACTATATCAACATTTTGAGTTGCCATTTTCAATCTATTCAAATCTCTAACATCACCTATGAAATATCTCATGCATGGATATTTGCATGATGGATATTTTTGTGACATTTCATATTGTTTCATTTCATCTCTAGAATATATTATTATTCTTTTGATATTCGGAAATCTCTTTAATACGATATCAACAAATTTGTTTCCAAAAGAACCCGTTCCGCCTGTTATTAAAACCGTTTTATTATTTAACATTGTTAAAATATTTTATTTATATCAACATAATCAAAAAAATCATTAAGTCGACTTTTTTTACTAGCACATTTTATATTGAGATTTTTGTTTTCTCTAGTTATTTTTATCCAACTATTATAGCTCATGTTTAAAAAAATATCTCTATTATTATCACCAAAATAAGATTTGTTATCCATATATCTATATGGACTATTGTTTCTTTGCAAAATAGAATCATCTGAAAAAGACCTGAAATATCTTTCATTGCCATCCCATTTTAAATCTACACCAATAATGTATGTTGGGTTGCATCCCAATATATGAGAAAGATGAGATGCTACGTGACAAACATCAGTGCCATCTATTAATTTTCCGTCAAAAAAATCAAAATTGGCGGCGTTGTCAGAATCATTATTAAGAAAACCCCTTCCTCTATTATCATATCTCCTGTCAATTAAGTATTTATTATTATTGTGTTCTATTGCTTCGCCGTAACCATTAATATTATTATAATAATATTTGTAATCTATTCCTCTACCCGCGAATATTATATTTTTTGATTTTTTAATAGCATCATTATAGAAATTGTAAAATGGAACAGCTCCATCAGTAAATATAAAAAAGTCGGCATAATCTAATTCCACTATCGATGAATTGCATGATATTATAACTCCCTTATTATACAAAGAATTTATATTAATATCTTTTAAAGAAGGGCCGGACCCAAAAACAAAACCAGGTATATTTCTATATTGATTTCTAAATATTTCTACACTTTCAAATTCTATTTCCATTTATTTTAAAATATTTTTTGCCTATTATGGTATACATCTTTTTAAAAAAGGGTAATTTTTTCAATACAGCAGAATCGGATTCTAATATTAAATAATTATCATTTTTTGTAACATTTTGAAAAAACTTCAACATCATTTGATATATCCAATTAGGTCTGTATTTTATTTTATTCTTATCAACTTTTAGAACATCCGATTTATTAGTTTGACATCATATTCTTTACACTAAGGTTTTCCATTGTTAAATATTGTGTAAGATTGTTCAAAATTTTGTTAACCCCCCAAATAATTTTTTAGGACTACCCAGTAATCTGGATGTCTATTATCGTTTTCATCAAAAGAATCTCCGACAAATTCATAATTTATTCTATTTGAAGGAAATCTTATACCCCCAAAAAAATCGTCAATGAACATTGTGTCATTTCTCACAATCGGAAAAATTACTCTACTTAAAAACTCTTGATCCACTTGCCAATAATTTCCTTTGTTGTATGATTCTATCAATTCTTTCATATTTGATAATATTGGATATTTTGCACCCCACATGCCTCCCAAAATTGGTATATCATGCCATGGGTGATCTCTCAAAGATAAAAACCTCTTATCACTAGCAAGCCAAACATCAACAGCCATTTTCTCTCTTACGCTTAACCTACTATCTGTGTCACGACTCAAAATAGCTGAAACATCAGGATCAGATGCTGGAAGAAATCTCCAAAACATAGCCCTCCATCCATCATCCGGCATTATACAAACCTCAACATTTGGAAAAGATTTTAATTTTTCTATTATATCTGCTGAAACATTATCACTGCAATAAAATCTGGCGATCCAATCCGGATAAATTGATTGTTTTAATTCTGCGTTTTTTATAGCCCCAATAGTATATTTTGGTATATTCCCCCACAAACAAAAAGAAATTAATTTCATTTTAAACCAAAATTATTTTTTTGTCTCAACATAAAAAAACTATGATCGGCTGGATAATATTTACTATTTTCTACATATAAATTATCGATCCTGTCCCTGAACTGAGGCATGTCTGGGTGTTCATGTTTTATAATACATTGATCTATAAATGTTTGCCTTTTTAAACGATTCGCTACTTGTGTGAATTCGTTATCCACGTATACTGATTTATAACCAGGATGATAGATATATCCAAATCTATCATAATATTTTTTTCCTAAAATACAAAGAGTATTTAAATCTCGGCGATTTCCATCAAAAAACCATAAAACACCATCAGTGTCTGGATAATATTTTTCCATATTTTCTCTAATAATATTGTCGTATCCTTTTATTTGGGGCACCATATCATCGGACGCCAATAAAATTATATCGAAATCGCCATCAAATTCTTCCAAATCAGCATTTATTGCTTGTATTTTACTTTTGTTATTAGAAACAAAATAGGAGAGATTATCATAGGTTTCCAATCTTTTGAATATAGCGTCATTGTTCATTGTCTTGTCATCCGTATCCAATGAAACACATATTTCCGTATTATCCTTATCTTCAAGATAGTCATAATAAAGATCTAAAACATCAAAAAATTTTTTTACTCTGTTTCTAGTGGGAAATTTTATTAATAGTTTCATAATGAAATATTAGTGCTCAAAAAGAAAAAAGTTTATTTTAATTTTTTTTTTTTCATTTTTTTAGAACAAACCATTAAAATTTAATAAATAGTAAGTATGATAAGTATATCAATGCAATGTAAAGATGATGAATATCTGGATAATTTTATCCAAAGATTTGATTTTGTGTTATTAAAGCATTTGGACAATATAAAAAAATTACAAGTTAGTGATGTTCAAATAGTTATATGTGACTGGGGGAGTGAGACACCATTAATTGAAAAACTATCTTATATAAAAGATAATTTGAATATAATAAAATATATTTATGTTTCACCCGATATCGCAGAAAAATATAATCCACCAGATCAAAATTATTCCTATGTTCATCCTTTGAATGTGGCTTTCAGAAATTCAGATGGTGAGTATATTATATGGGGGGATTCCAGATGGATATTGGCCATATAAAAGTTTCGAAAATGTTTATAAATTTATTAAAAATGGTGAATCTTCTATGTTTTCAAATCATAAAATGAATACTAAAAAATTCTATTGGGGGTCTAGATATCAAATAGAAACCGCTGATTATAAAGATTTTAAAAATTATAAAAAGGTGGAAAATTATATAAAGAACAATAAAAATTTTTTATATCATAAGAAAATCTCTCTGAATAGTTTTCTAGGAGGAGCATCTGTTTTATTATTAAAGAAAAATATACTTTTTGAATCAACTGGATTTTATGAAAAATTAGTTTATTGGGGATGGCAAGACATAGAGTTACACAGAAGATTATTAAGAAGATATGAATTGGGTGAAGATCTAGAAGACCACGATATTTTTGTTTATCATTTAGAACATTATGAATCTTCTTCAAACAGGAAAATAACAAGAAGATCAAATGATTGGATAACAAATGAAAAATTTGATATAAATGGTGATGTTTGGGGACTAAGCAACGAAAATTTAATAATATATGAATAAGAAAAAACTTTTCTATAAATATTTTTTATAAAATAAAAAAATTATTCTTTTTCACATGAATAATGATCTTGTTATTGGCAACACATCACAACTATCCTATTATTTTCCAGAAAACTATCAAAAAATTTCTTCTAGAAATATAGACTATGGTTTTTTGAAAAGCGCTGACTGGGACTCAGTATATTTAACTTTTGCTGAGCAGAGAGTTCATTTAAACGATTTGGATTTCATAACTCCTAATTTTAAATATACAATGGAAGTTATTGAACGACTGATAGATAACTCTAACAGGATCGTCATATATACAAGTTGCGAGATGTGGAATAAATATCAAGGTAAAGTTTATATAAACTCCGAACCTCTATATGAATATCCAAATGATTACGTGAAATCAAAACTTTTATTGAGAAATCGAATATATGAACTGAGAGAAAAAGATGATAAATGGTTTAAAGTAGTAATAATTCATCCTTTTTATTTCAATTCTGTATATAGAAGAAAAGATTTTTTATTTGGTAAAATATTCGATTCTATTATAAATAAGAAGGCAATAGAAATAGGTTATACTTATTTTAAACGAGATATGGTTCATACTAAATATATGGTTGAGCGATCGATAAAAGCAGATAAAGATGAAGTTGTTGGGGCTGGACAATTATTTGATGTGAATCGATTTATAAGAGATCTATATAAAGAATTTAATATGGATTATTCTTATTATGTAAATGAAAGGTTAGATACCGAAAGCAAACACAAAGAAAAGAATTATTATTCGCAACAAAATGAATTATACTTATACGAGACATTATTAAAAGATACAATAAATGATTTAAAAAACAAATTATGAACATTATGGACACACCCAAAGAAGAAGAAAAAATTGAAATGAATCCAGTTACACCAGAATTAAATGATGTAAAATGGTATGTCATAAGATGTTATAGCGCACAAGAGAAAAAAGCTAAAAAACACATAGAATCACAATTGCGTTTAAGTGGATTGGAAGATATGGTTTTAAATCTCATATTACCCACCAGAAAAGAAAATTATATTAGAAAAGGAAAAAAAGCGACCCGCGAAGTAAATTTTTTCCCTGGATATTTATTGATACAATCTCGCCTGGAACCAGAGATCCTGCATATTATCAACAACACTGATGGAGTTATGAATATGCTTGGAGGATGGCAAGAAATTAAAGATGAAAACACTGGAAAGAAAATTAAAAAATATATTTGTACACCAATGCGCGAAAGCGAAATAAATGCTATTCTCGGAAAAGTGGATGAATCGAAAGAAAAAACTGAAAATATTAACGATTTTATTTTGGGAGAAACAGTTATAATAACAGAAGGTCCCTTTTCAAATTTTAATGGCACTATAGAAGAGATAAATGAGGATAAAAGAAGAATGAAAATATCAGTAAAAATATTTGGCAGAAGAACTCCAATTGATGTTGAATTTAGCCAAATTATAAAACAACCTTAAAAAATATGATTAAACTAGTAAATGACACAATAGACAAGAAAGATATAGACGAACTGGTCATCTGGTTACAAACTTATCCATATCCCAGATTAACAAAGGGAGAATTAACCATTGAATTAGAAAAGAAATGGTCTAATTTTCTGGGAAGAAAATATTCTGTTTATTTAAACTCTGGCTCATCCGCCAATCTAGCAATGGCATATGCTTTGCTACAAAGTGGATATTTAAAAAATAAAAAAATTGTTTTTCCAGATGTATCTTGGGTGACTACTATATCTCCCTTCATACAACTTGGATATGAGCCAATAGTTTGCGATATAGAAATGGACACATTGGGCATTAATATAGAAGCACTTGAAAAAATATTTGAAAAAGAAAAACCCGCCACTCTGATCATAGTTCATGTTTTAGGCACCCCTAATAAAATGACAGAAATAATGGATCTTTGTTTAAAGTATGATGTTATTTTATTGGAAGATTCTTGCGAATCAATCGGCTCGACTTATGAGAACATTCAAACTGGTTGTTTTGGCTCGATGAGTAGTTTTAGTCTATATATGGGGCACCATATGTCAGTGTCCCCAAAAACTCCAATACCTTATCTGGATGAGAATAACATTTTTAATATAGAAAATATTGATGAAATTTACAATAAATATAACTCTGATGTGTCAAAAATAAAAATATTATCGTTTGATGAAAACTATAAGACAATATATGTGAGTCCCGATCACATTTTAAAACATAAAATCGATAATAAAAAAATTTTTCAATTAAAATTATTTAATAATAGAATTGTCGAATTAACAGAGGATCACAGTGTTTTTAAATATGATAAAGAAAAATCTGATATTTCTATTGTAAAAGGATGTGATATAAAACTGGATGATTATATTTTTGTTCCGACAAAAATACAAAGGCCTCATGTTAAAAAAGAATTAGATTTTTTGAATTTTTGTAAAAAAATGAAAAATGAGTTTTTTGTGATCGATTATGATATAAAAGATTTAGATGATATTCATTTCAAATGGAATAGTAAAGAAAATAAACAAAAATATAACTGGAAAAAAAGAAAAATTTTACCAATTGAATATTTAAAAACCGATAAAAATGATTTAAAAATAGCAAAAAAAAGAACACCAAGGGACAAATATATACCAGTTAAATATAAAATAAATAAAGAATTATGCCGTTTAATTGGATATTTTTTAGCTGAGGGGTCGTATGGTGATTCTTCATTAAATTTTTCATTTGATATAAAGGAAAAAGAATATATTGATGATGTCACAAATTCTATAAAATCTATTTTTGGATTAAATTCATATAAAAATTTCAATGAAAATACAAACTCTTGCAATATTAAAGTTTCGTCCGAAACATTAAAAATAGTATTTAAAGATTTTTTTAATATAAAATCTGGGGCATCTAATAAAAGAATACCATCATTTATATTTCATAGCAGCAATGAATGCATAATATCTTTTTTATACGCATATTTCTCCGGCGACGGCACCATTAAAGGAAAAAATCGAATTAGTGTCACAAGCGTTTCCGAAAAGTTGATAACAGACATATCTTATTTGTGTAATATCATAGGATTAAATGGTGGGTTAATAACAATCAATAACAAAAAAGAAAGGAAGTTCAAAAATAGTAATAAAATATCTAATGTCAAACCACAATATCAATTTGTATTAAACAACATAACATTCAATAATGATGGTGAAATTATCTTCAATGAATCATATAAAAAAATAAATCTATATGGAATAAAAGAGAATCTTGATAAATTCAAAAACGGTGATATCATTCCAATTAAAATTAGAAGTATTGAAGAAATATCGCCAGAATATGAATACGTGTTTGATTTTAGTGTAAAAAATTTAGAGAATTTTGTCGGTGGGAATCAACCCATATGTTTGCACAACTCCACGATAGAAGGTGGATTTGTTTCAACGGACGATGTGAAATTATACAACATTTTAATGTCCATAAGATCTCATGGGTGGGATAGAGATTGGAGCAGCGAATACAAACAGAAGATGAGAGAAAAATATTCAGTTGATGATTTCAAATCGTTATATACTTTTTATTATCCTGGCTTTAATTTGAGATCAACTGATTTACAGGCTTTTATAGGATTGAGACAAATAGATAAACTAGAATTTATTATAAATAAAAGAAATGAAAATTTTAAATTATATGACAATTTGATAGAAAATCAATATTGGAAATTATCTCCTCCAAAAAATTGTTTTATATCAAATTTTGCCTACCCCATAATACATCCTCGTATCAAAGAAATTGTCAAATCATTAAATGAAGCTGATATAGAAACCAGGCCATTAATCTGTGGGGCTATAACAAAACAACCATTTTGGCTAGATTTATATGGTGAAAATAAAGATATGTTAAATTCTGTGCTGGTCGACAAATATGGTCTATATTTACCAAACAATCATCAAATAAGCAAGGATGAAATAAGTTATATTTGTTATATAATAAATAGATTCACAACTTAGATATCTAAGTCTATGTCGTACCAATAATCGCCCACCTTTTTAATAGATCTGTTCACTTCAAAACGATGAACTTTATCTGGATCGGTTGTTCTGTCTTTATCGTGATAAACATCAACAGCATATTTATTCCATATCCAACTTTTTAATGGCTCAGACCAAACGCAATCTTCTTTTAAATAATACCTTTTTTGATACTCTGAATATACTATTTTATCTGATTTCGGTAAAGCATATACATTTTTATAGGATAGAAAAACCGCATCTCTTTTTCCACAATAAGCATTGTCAACCTCGCACCACATAGCATCTCGAAAATTTATATCCTTAGAAGCATTAGAATCGAAAACAGTTGGATCTTTTTTAAATCCCTTTTCACTATCCCATTCATATTCTTGATATTTACCATTCTCGTCATTCAAGGTATATATTATATCATCTAATTCTTTGTGATTGGCTAATATTTTTAGATTTGGATAATAATATCTCAAAGTGTCAACGAAAGGATAATATTTAAAGTCCGTGTTATCTATTTCAACATGCATTTTAATGTTTCTATCAACTCCATCATTAACGATAGGAGAATCTCCGTATACTTGCTCGCCTTTATATAACCATCCCTCTCTTTTAGCATAATTTATAAATAAATCAACATGAGATGATTTTGTGGAATAAACTCTATCCATAAAGATTTTATCACTTGGAGTAGTTAATTTCCATAAAAGAGCTCGTCCTATAATTCTTTTATCATTGGTATCACTTTTCAATATCAATAACTTACATTTTTTAGGATTTTTACTATACATATTCAAATAAATGCTCGACGCATTGTATGACATTACATCAGCCCCAAGAGTACCAATTTTCTCCGAATAATTATTTCTATTGTACCAATAAATCAAATCATCCCCATCAACTATTTCAAATTTATGAAGATTTTGGTCTGAGCCAGACATAGTTTTGAATTTATCGGCGAAAGCATTGACGCTTTTTTCATTAAATTTCGAACCAAATATCTTTTTAACAAATCTACCTATTTTTGTTGTGTCTCTTAATTTTGTTTTCCAGTACTCATCGGGCAGTGCCCCTTCTTTTTTTAATCTTTCTATTCTATTGATAGTCAAATAGGTAACAGAATCTTTTTCCTCATCAATATCAACATAAGATATGTCAAACTTCTGGTCCGATTTAGGAAGTTCTAGTAATCTTTTTGATATATTACTTTGCCTTACCTCAAGTATATTCGTTAATGTTTTCTTGAAATCATCAGAAAATATCATTTTCACAAGCTCCTTAGGCTCAGCATCCTCATTTAGAAAATTACCGAATTTCTTCATTTTTTAAAATTTCATATTTGATATTTGCACAAAAATATCTTTTATACCAGCATCTTTAAATTGTACTTTAGCTATTAATTTATCATTAGCTAATGATATAATCTTTCCATCACCAAAAGAAGGATGAATGACTACCATACCAGTTTCGACATTACTTGGAGTCACAACATTTGATCCAGCAACAGGCTTTATAAAATATGAACCATCAGCGATGGCTTTTTCTATTGGTATCATCACTTCTGAAGCATCATCGACGCCTGTTATAATATGCGAGCCTTCTATACTTTTTATTGTGCCCCAACTTTTATCGTTAATAAATAATTCAGCGCCAACAGCAATATTATCTTTGGATAATTTTTGTAAATTAGAAGGCTTAGATTTTCTTCTTTCAGCATTGGCTTTAACTTTTTCTGGATCTATGTCTGGAGCAACCCAGAAACCAACATAATCAACCCATATTGCATCATCTTTCTTACACCAAACTTTATCAAATTCACACCAAACGCATTCGTCTTTTAACACTTGTTCACCCATATAATCTGTTACATATTTGGATGATACAGCGTTTTGTGATGGTGAATGCCAAGAATCTTCATTCCAATAATCATCTTCAAAACCATAATATTTATTCCTTGTTCCCGAAGTATAATAATTCGAGTAAGTTCTTCTTTCTACTTTCGATGGATCTCTTTCTACTTTTAATGATTCCCAATCAATTTTAAGACAAACATCAGCCAACTTTTGTAGAAAAACTATATCTTGCGTTTCACGCATCGCGTGTTGATCTTCATAGCCAACAGATAAATTTGTACATTCTGGAAATATTTCTATAAAACTATAAGAGTCTGTATATAAACCAGTTGGGTCAGCTTTATACGGTAGTCCTTGTTCTGTCAATTTTGTGGCTAAATCACTTGCAAAAGCTTCCGAACAACATCTATCACTTGCTTGATAAGTTATTATACTAGACGTCTTACTTCTATCTAGAGATATTACCTTATTAATATTTTTAAAAATATCTCCTTTATCTTTCTTTATACGCTCAGCTAGAGCTGTCGAACCCAATCTATGCCTCTCTTCACCCAGAAAGAAATAATAAAGACCTGGCACACTATTCTCTATCATTGATATCATAACAGCGGCGCCAGCTTTGTCATCTGCCCCCAAAATTGTTTTTCCATCTGTTTTTATTATATTACCTTGAAACTCATGCGTTATTTTTTTGGGCTGACCAATATCAGCTGTATCTAAATGGGATGTAAACATCACCGTCGTTCCGCCGCCACCAATAACATAATAATAATTTCCATAGAAATCCTTTTTCCATCCAGCAGGAAGATATGGCTCCATAAGATTTTCATGTCCATTGGGTGTAGTTGTACTGGTTAATTTTAAAAATATTTCTTTAATGTTCGACATTCTCGTATTATTATTTTTTCTTATATATTATTATTTTAATCTCATTTTTAGTATTCAAAATCATTTCTTATTTCATATCCCCCAAAATTATCACAGAGATCATAATAATATTCTGATCCTATCTTTTTTAGATATTTTGGATCATTGGTCAATATAAACTTTTTTGGTTCAAAAAATCCCATATTATCCACAAATGGAAATTTTTCATAATTATATTTTTTTATTCTCAACCACATTTTAACTCTATATGGAGTGCCATCCATTACACTTATCAAAGGATTTTCGTTACTCACTTTATAATACCATCCATTTTTAGTTGCATAATCTATAAAAACATTCAATATATAATCCTCTGAGTAATATATTCTATCCATCAATATTGATTGTTTTGGACTATCTAAAAACCATATTAGAGCTCTACCTAATATTAATTTTTTTTCTTCATTTAATAATATCAATAACTTTATTTTTTCTGGATTTTTTGTATATATGTCAAAAAAATTCTGGGCCGATGCTTTTGCCATACAAGAATTATTTAATGTGCCGCCTCCTGGAACATAATTATCGGATAAATACCATTTTTTTATTTCATCTCCTTCAACCAGTCTGAAATTTTTAAATAGAGATCTGATTTCTATTCTAGCCTTATAACTATTTACAAAACTTTCTATAGATTTTTCTGAAAATTTATTTGAAGTTAAACGTAAAATCAATCGACCAATTCTAGTTGATATTCTTCTACCACTTATCCAAACTTCTTTTTTATCAAAGTCACCACTTTGCATCATTCTATTTATTACCTCAGATGGTAAAAATGATACAATATCATTATCGATAGTTATGTCTATAAACGTTTCCTTGAAAAGAACTCCATCTTTGAAACATTTTATTAAATATTTAGATATCTCATCATCAATACTTTGAAGTATATTATAAAATTTTCTGGATAATATCAAAGGATAATAATCTTCGTTTTTTTCTATCATATTTCTTAATATTAAGTTTACTCGACAATATATATTAAAATATGTTTTAATATTTTTTGCCTAAATATATATACAAAATTACAAAAATTATTTTTATTTTAAAAATTAATTTTTAATATATAAAAGAAAAAACTTTAATATAAGATGGATAGATTTACAAAATTAGAAAAAAATGTTAGACAAAAAGGAGAAGATGAAAAAAATCTTTCTGTTGATAATAAAAATAATATATCTGAAATAGTTATTCTTCCATACTTTAAAGATGAAGGATATTTTCTTTTGAGATATGGCAAATTTCCGGCATTAAAAAAAGGAGAATCTGATCAATATCAATTAACTTGTATAAAAGGGGAATATGATGAAGAATCAACAGATATACAAAATTTGAAAAGAATATTATTGAATGAAACAGGTATAGTTCTAAGTAGTGTATATACTCCAGAGATCAATAATGTTTTTTATAAAGATAATGATGGAGATAAATCAAAATATTATGTTTGCTTATTGGAATTAAATTTTAATGACTATAAACAATCGAGTGTTAAATCAACAAATGAGAATCGCGTTGTGAAAGTTAGTCTTGGAGATATAGACGATATTAAATATCAAGATCTTATAACAAACTATATGATATTAAAGTTGAAATACGATAACAATATCCATTAAAATATTTCATATTCCTTCTAAAAAATATCCATCAACCCAGTATCCATGTTTTTCTGGTATATTATAAAATTTTCCTCCTCTGGCTCCAGTGTGTCCATGACGAAAATAATTATCAAAACAAACTAGATATAATCTTGGATATTCAAAATCGACAATCGTCCCTTCAGATATTTCGCCGAAACCAGGAATGGAGTTTTGCCAACTATTTGTCAATCTAACTCTATCTCCACATTTAAAATCAGGTCCATTATTACCATATTTCAAAATATTATCATAAGGTCCTTTTGAAATTGGACCAAAGAGATCATCATCCGACAGATCCTCGAAATCATATTGCTCGTATAGTTTTAGATATTTCATACGCTTTCCAAATAGTATTCTTCAACCCAGTATCCATGCCCATCAGGCATATTATAAAAATCGTTTCCTTTACATCCAGCATGTCCGTAACTAAAAAAATTATCAAAACAAACTAGGTAATATTTTGCTCCATCATAATCAACAATCGTTCCATCGGATAATTTACTAATAAAATACCTTCGCCCTTTTTCTGTTAATCTAACTCTATCTCCACACTTAAAATCAGGTCCATCATTACCATATTTTAAAATATTATCATAAGGTCCTTTATTCTCACCGAAAAGCTCTTCATCCGAGAGATCATCAAAATCATATTGCTCGTATAGTTTCAAGTGTTTCATATATCTATTCTATCTTTTATCTCTTTTGGTAATTTTTTCCACTTGTAATAAGTAAACATATTCCCATACTCACCTTTAAAAACAAATATAGCACTATCCATTTTTGGAGTTGGAGGATTGAGATCCTCAAAGGTGTTTCTACTTATTGTATCATTTTCTCCCCCATCGAACAATAAAATATTTCTCCATGTTTTTGATCTTTTATAAACAACATAATAATATCCTCCCAATTTTGCAAGCTTCAAATCTTTTTCTGGTTTACCGAAAAGCTCTTCATCCGAGAGATCATCAAAATCATATTGCTCGTATAGTTTCAAGTGTTTCATATAATTTTTATATATTAAAAAAAAAGACCAGCTTTTAACTGGTCTTAAAAAAAAATATGAAACATATGAAAAAAAAATATTAATCTTCAGCTTTATCTTTTAGCTTTTCATATAAGTTAGCGGCTTCTTCTTTTCCAATTGGAACATGAACTTCTATTTCTTCTGAAACTTTTGTGCGTTTTCTTTCTTCGCGAATTCTACCAGCTTCATCTTTAATCTTTTTTCTGAAAGCTGTTGTTTTCATTCTCCATAATGTCATGGAGCCGTTTTCTTTATTTACTTCATGTTTGCGGTTTCTTATTGTGAAGAAAGCTGTATCATCATCAATTTTGATGTCCTTAGCCTGATTCATGTCAATATTTTTATTAACGCTTTTCAAGAATTTTTTAACGTTATCTTGCCATCCAGTAGCTTCTTGATCCATTACTTTCATATATAAATGTTCGTTTAGAACATCTAGACCAACCTCAGTTCTCTTTGTTGAGGATTGCTTTTTAGCGTTCCAATTTTTTTCGAAATCGCTGAAATTAAAAAGATTATTTAAATTGCCCATATCTAATTTATTATTTTTTTATTCTCCACATTTTTTGCAACCCTTCTTTTCTTTCTTACCAGCTTTTTTATTCTTGATCATTTCCATGAATTTCTTTCTGGCTTCAATTTGTTTAGGGGATGCTTTTTCTTGTAGAATATCCAATCCTACTTCAGTTCTTTTAGTGGATTTTTGTTTTTTTGCTTCCCAATTTTTTTCAAAATCATTGAAATTTAATAAATTTTCTAATTTTGCCATCGTTTCAATTATTTTTTTTTTGTTTTTTATGAAAGTATATATTGATATTTTTTTTTCATTTTTTGAAAAATTGTAAAAAAACGAAAAATTATTAACCAATTGAGTCATAGTCTTTTATGTGAAAAACATAACTATTATCCAATGATTTCTTCAAATCCTTTGTCATAGAAAATGGTGATATAATGAAATCTAACGTCGTCATTCTTCTTTCATTTTTTCTTTCTAGCTCGACATGAATCTCTCTGCCACTTTCATCTATTTCTAAAATATTTTTTATATGGTTTTTTATTAATATTTTCCAATTCAAATCATCGAATTTTATGTATGTCCCATTTTCATCTCTTCCGACATAACAAACTATTTTATCTCTTATATAATGATGCCCGTGGGGATTTATTATAACCTTTTTTACTTTACCAAATGGTATCTTCAATAAATGTTCGTTCAATGAATCTTCTTTCACAAAACTATGAAAATCCCTTATAGAAACATTGTTCACCTTTATGAATTATTTTTTTTCATCATCTTCAAGATCGTCATCTTCTTCATCTTCAAGATCTTCAAGATCGTCATCTTCTTCATCTTCAAGATCTTCAAGATCGTCATCTTCTTCATCTTCAAGATCGTCATCTTCAAGATCTTCATCTTCAAAATCATCATCGCCGAATTCATCTAAATCTTCCTCTTCTTCATCTTCATCATCAATGGTTTGTTCAAAATCGACATTAAGATCATATTCATCGCTCAAGTATTCTACTATAAAATCAAGTAATTCATCTGGCGAGATATTGTCTTCAGAGATTATAGTGGATAACGAATTTTTTATTTTTTCTTTCCATTCTTCTTCCTCATCATCTGATTCGTCATAATTTTCAACATCATCAATGTCTTTTTCGTTATCAATTTCATCTATATCTTCAACATCATCATCAATGTCTTCAATGTCTTCAATATTATCGTTTTCCATGTCAACGTTTTTCACATCAAGATTTTCTTCGAATTCATTTTCATTTTTCTCAATTTTTAAAAAATCATCAAAATTTTTAATTCCTTTTCTTTCCATTTTTTTTAAATTATTTTTTATTATATATTATTTTTAAAAACTCGTTTTTTGTTATAAACATTTTATTTAATTTTGTTTATATTTATATGAAACCTTTGATTTAAAAAAACAATATTGTCTATGAAAATTTTCGCTTGTCAATCAGCTCTGGAATTGGGGCACAAGGTAGCTAAACATTGTCACACAAGACTAGGAAGAATGGAAACCAAAAGATTCTCTGATGGAGAAATGAGAATCACTTACGGTGAAAATATAAGAGGAAAAGATGTTTATATTATATCTAGCTGTTATTCACCTTCTGATAATTTTATGGAGCTGTGTCTAGCCGTGCAAGCAGCTAAATTAGCTTCCGCCAGGAGAATAATAGCTGTTCTAACTTATTATCCAATGGGGAGACAAGATAGGAAAGACCGCCCAAGAGTTAGCGTTGGGGCTAAATTGGTGGCTGATTTTTTAGAAGCGGCTGGAGCAACACGTGTTGTAGCAATCGAGTTACACGCTGATCAAACAAGTGGATTTTTTAACATACCATTTGATCAATTATTTGCCTCTTATGTACAAGTACCTTACATCGAAAATTCGAAAATTAAAAATTTGGTTTTCTGCTCACCAGATGTTGGAGCAGCAAAAAAATCAGCACATCTTAGTGGAATTTTAAAGACTGAATTTGTTATTTGTCATAAACACCGCAATAAAGATGGAGAGATAGATGATATGATACTCGTTGGTGATGTTACTGATAAAAATGTTATCATTGTTGATGATATCATTGACTCGGGCGGAACTCTAATAGAATGTGCTGAACTTCTTATGAAAAAGGGGGCTAAAAGTGTTAAAGCTCTTGTTGTTCATCCAGTCTTGTCCAACAGCGCCAAACAAAAAATAGAAGATTCTGTTATAGATGAATTGATTGTTACAGACACTATACCTCTGAGGTTAAAAGAAAATGAGAAATATAAAAAGATAACAGTTATTACAATAGCCAATTTACTAGGTGACGCTATTATAAGAAATCAAAAAAACATGTCTGTTAGTAAATTATTTAAATATTAATCTCTTATTTCCAAAAATATATGATTAATTCATTATACCAATCTCTGGCCTGAGAAGAAACATCTGGATACCAGATATTTTTTATGAAACCATCTTTTACTTGTAACCCAACAACATCCCTAATGTCATAATTATAACCTTTTTCTTCAAATTCTTTTATCAAATTGATTATATAATCATAATTTTCTTTTACTCCATGAATTTCAAATGACATTTTATTTATTGACATTAAAAAATCTAGCGATTTCTTATCTTTAAATAATTTATACTCATATCCTTCGATATCCATTTTTAGAAGATCGACACGCTCATAACGACTCATGACATCAACAAGTCCAACAGTTGTCTTATAATCAGAATGTCCCCAGTATTCATACATTACGTCTTCAACTTTATCACTTATCATAAAGTTGAAAAGTTTATAGTTTGGATCTAAATTCTTACGAGCGATTTCAAAATAATTTTCATCCGCTTCAAATCCATAATAATTTTTAACATCCTTACTCATGCAATATCTACCAAACATACCGATATACATACCGAGATCAACAACAACATCAGTTGGATATACATCAAAATTTAAAAGGTACAAAGGTATTTCTTTATGTGTTCCTCTACATCCTTCCAATTCATTTTCAGGATAATAACATCCGGTTTCATAATCAAATTTCATATAAATAATTTTTTTTTAAAAGACTCCATCACTCAGTTTAAAAATATTCATCATATCATCTTTTAGATCTTCATCGATATTGTTCATTATTATATCTCTTATATTAGTGATGCCTTCCACCATCACAGCATCCTTTCTTTTTGGTTCTGACTTTTCTGAATAATAAACATTATTAAATATATTTTTAGATAAAAATATGTTTATCAGATTTTTATGCTCTGGTGTGTCTAGCAAATCACTATTTATCGTGATATCAATAAAATTTTTAGTGTCAATGTTCATATTTGTAATATCTTCTATTTTATCTATTCTACATTCTACAAATCTTGGTGATTTTTTATTTTCAACAAATTTTATTTCACCATCTTTAACAACTTCAAATCCTATATCATATTCACTCTTTTTAAATCCAAACAAATTGAGTTTTACATTGTCATAAAAAGAATTTTTTTTAAAAGTGATATTTTCTTTCTTTATTATATTTTCACAGTATTCATTGTTCATAATTTCTATTTCAACACAAGAAGACAGACTATTCAATATAGAAATTGCTTTACTGAGTAGCTCAAAACTTACATTTGACGTGTTATAAAATATATTTCCAGTGATTATTATTTTATCATCTTCTTGATAACCACGCTTTTGTATCAAAGGAACAAAATAATTATCAAAATATTCAATTTGATATTTTGCCATTTTTGGATAACCGAAAAGAATGTTTGATAAAATATAATTCATATTTCAATATAGATAAATGAAATATTGATGTTTTAAAAACTTTTGATAATCATCTTCAAATGTGTGGGATATTTTAAATCCACATCCCTAAATTAAATATGTTACTTCAAGATAAAGACATCGATGTGATAATTGTAGAACACAAAGATAGATTAACCAGATTCGGATTTAAATATATAGAAATGTTATTAGAAATGCAAGGGAGAAGAATTGAAAACATCACAAAAATCAATAACTTTCATTTTGACATCCATCAGTATATCCTTCAGAATACTTGTCTTGACCATAATTTTCTATTAATCTTGATAGATTGGCATTTTGCTCGTCTGTTAACTTTAAAGATTTAAGAAATTCTATATCTTTTTCATCATATATGAAATAAAATGTATTTCTCAATTTTATCTCATTTTCGTCAAATCTTTTAATTTTTGCCATTTTATTATTTTATTATTTTTTTCATTTTTAACATCCAAACTCTGGTAAATAAACAATTTTTTCTATGTCATATTTCGAGAAAGGCCACGATGGATTACAATTTTCATAACTCATTTTTTTTTTACTTACTTAGAAGCGATATTAAACCGTTTAAAACTTTACCATAAATTAAAGGAGGAACATTCGATAGAATAGCGAAATTATCATTTCCTTTTATTTTTATTTGATTATATCCTTCATTTAAAGGTTTGACTTTTAAAAAATGATCCATTAGGCTCATAGCAAATGGTTGTATTCTAAATCCCTTTTCATTTTGACGAACAACGTGAATTTCACCCTGTTTTTCTGTCATACAATACCATATTTTTTCAACAGTCAATACTCTTTTTTCGAACATATTTTCTATATCAGAATATTTCACATCTTGATATTTTAGTACTTTGCCAAAAATCTTTATCTTTTCATTTATTGTTAGATCGACCTGATCGTCTGGCGAGTTTTTCATTTCGTCTTGCTCAATTTCTTTAAAAGTTTTCTTTTTCTTTTGAGCAACGATTTCTTCATCATCCTTTTTTAAAACCTTGTTTTCAAAGTGACGATTTTTTGGATAATGCTCCATAATATCATCAATAGTAACTCTTATTTTGTTACCATTTTTTCCTTTAATCTCAAATTTATTTTCTAAAACTGCAGATACTTCGCCACGAACTTCTTTATTATTATATGAGGCAACAACAATATCACCAACATTGATGAAATTGTTGTTCTCCTCAATAAATTTTTCAGTCTTTATATTTGACTGGTATATGTTATAAAGATGTTCGAGTTCGTCCATGTTTCTTTAATTTTTTAAATAGCCTGAGCTGGTGGCACTTGTGCTGCTGTTCTTTGAGCCTGACCTTGTGGAGCAGGTGCCTGTGGAGCTGGTTGAGCCTGAGCCTGTGGAGCTGGTTGAGCCTGAGCCTGTGGTTGTCCTTGTGGAGCTGGTTGAGCTTGAGGTTGCCCTTGAACAGGTTGAGTGTCATCGAATTCATCTGGTTGGCCTTGACCACCTTGTGCTTTTGAATATTGATCACCCAATATCAAATTCACTGGTAAGTTCTCTATGCTAACGTAAGATGAAATGATATAATCAGCTATTTCTTCAGCTAACTCAACATCTGAATAAAACTGACCAATATTTTTTCCACTCTCATCTTTTACTTTCTTTTTGAAAGCATTAACCAATGACATGGGAACATCAATTCGTTTGCGCACGCGATATATGTCATCAACAGCCTGGACATTTTCGTTCAACCTTGTTTTGGTTCTGTTTTTCTTTTGAAATTCTCTGAATTCAAATAAGTTGTTTGTCATAATTTATAAATTATTTTTTTTTAATTATATATTAATATTTTTTTTCTTTTTTTCTATATATATTAATATAATAATTCATTTTTTATTATTTTTTCAATATTATCATAGTTATTGTGCGATATTCTAATCAAATTAATTTTTTTATCTTTACAATATTTATTTTTAATTTCATCTTTTAAACGCCTTTCTATAAAAGAATTTTCGCCACCAAAATGTTCTATTATCTCAAAATGTTGAATTCCATCATATTCTATGCAAGTTTTGAAATCAGGTAAATAAAAATCAAATGGGAGAGGTAGTTCATTTCTGCAATCATTAAACCTATATTCATAAAAATAATTCACGTCATTTTTTTCTAAAATTTGTTTTATTTTTCTTTCTCCCTTTGAAGCAATTTGATACAATATATCTGGAAGATTTAAATGTAAAAGGTATGATGAAAAATCATAAACTATCAAAAGCCATTAGTGATGTTTGTTGGAGTAAGTTCATAGACACACTTGAATACAAAGCAGGATGGAATGATAAATCTGTAGTTCATATAGATAGGTTCTTCCCTTCAAGCAAAACTTGTTCTAAATGTGGTTGGATAAATAATGGTTTAACATTAAAGGTGCGTGAGTGGACTTGTAAATGTGGTGAGAAACACGATAGAGATTTTAACGCAGCAACTAATATCCTCAACGAAGGATATAGAATAAATATATCAGTTGGAACGACTGATTACGAGCGTGGAGACCAAATAAGACCAGAGAAATCTGGCGTAATCTGTGAAACGCTTAAAGAGAAGGAACATTATGTTCCCGAAACTACGACATCTTCAGTGTCGTAGTAGTTCATTTGGCATCAATTATATATATTGCTAAAAAAAGTCAAATTTTTAATTAATTCAAAATTTAAAATTTAAAATTAATATATAAATAAAAATAGAATATTTGAACCATGAGAAGTCTTAAAACGTATGATGATTTTATGAATGAAAAATGCTGCTATTGGGTCCACATTTTAATAAAATTTAAAATTAATATATAAATAAAAAATATCAGAAATAAATGGCAAAGTGGATAAGACTTACAGAACCCGAATATAATAAACTGAAAAAAATAAACGAGCTATTTGATTATGTGTATGGAGACTCGTCATATGGCTCGAGTGGCACGAGTGGAATAGATGGAACCAGTGGAATAGATGGAACCAGTGGAACGAGTGGAGTAGGAATAGATGGAACTTCTGGCACATCTGGAACAAGCGGTACTAGTGGAATAGGAATAGATGGAACTTCTGGCACATCTGGAACAAGCGGTACTAGTGGAATAGGAATAGATGGAACTAGTGGGACCAGTGGAACGAGTGGAGTAGGAATAGACGGGTCTTCTGGTTCATCTGGTTTATCATCGCCAGACAATATCGTTATTGAATTGATAACAGGGCTAACTTATCAACTAACAAGCAATGATATGAGCAAATACTTGATGTTTAGCACTGGCTCAACTATAAGTGTACCAGACAATGATACTGAATTAATATCTAGTGGTATGACAACTATACTTGAGCAATCTGGAACGGATCAAATAACAGTTTCAGCATTAAATGGTAACGTTACAGTTCATGGTAATCCAAAAACAGCTGAGCAATATAATATTTTAGTTTTAATAAAAACTGGAACAAATTCTTGGACTTGTATAGGAGGAACGGCATAAAAAATGGTACCATTAGGAGGAATAACATATTCGATTTTCAGTATAGCTGCATCACAGCAAGCGTCAAAGTTGAACGTTTTTTGTGATGAATATAAAGCAATTCAAGAAGCCATGACAGGTGAGAAACCTTTAATTGCTGTTCAAATTAGACAAAACAAATTTATTGAAAGATTAAAAGGTGACAACGCCTCAAGCCGTAATACATGGGCTAAATTAGCCTGTTTATTACCTTATGCCGCAGGAATGCCAACAGCAGAGGACGCTTTGATATGGTGGAATGCACCATCAAGAAAAGCCACATTAAGTGCTACACCACCAACGTATATACAAGAACAGGGATTTACCGGTATCCCAGCATCACAAACGTATATAGACACAGGATTTAATCCTACCGCTGACGGAGGAACTTTATATACACAAAATAATTGTTCTAATGGTATTTGGTATTATAATAATAGAATTTTGGGAGCTGATTATGCGAGCGGGTTATATAATACAGGTTCAGGAAATCCTGGAGTTGTATTAATTACACGATTAGCAGATGGTAAATGTTATGTGAGAATACAAGGTGCATTTGAAGTGATAGATGGGGGCTATGATTCAAATAAATTATTCATAGGAGTTAGGTTAAACGCAACTCAGCATCAATTATTTATAGATGGAATCGGGAAAGGATTAGCGAATGCAAATTCTACATCATTGGCAAACGAAACCATACCTGATTTGTGTGCTAAAATAGTAGGATCAAATAGACTATTTTATACATCAGATACGGTTGGGTTGAGATTTTTCGGAAGCGGATTAGATCAGATTGATATTGATATTATAAAATCAGCATGGGATGAGTTGATTTATGGCATTGATTTATTTGTAGAGCTGGTGGATGATATTGATACATTTTCTTACTCAGAAACATATTCGCAGCAGATTGCGCTAATAGATAGCTATACGACGAATTATAATGGGATTGTAAATAAAGTAAACATAGGAAAGGATGGGTCGGGTACTTATGATATGTTTGCGTATGAGTTTATACCATCATCATATCAATATACTGCATTATTTACAAGCGGAGCACATGGAGATGAACCGTATTCTAAATATGCGTCTATCGAGTTTATACGAAGAATATGCAACCATACGGGGGGCGATTTTATTGAATATATGGCTGAAAATTATAGGATATTTATTATCCCAATAATTAATCCTTATGGATTTGAAAACTCACAACGATACCCTTATGATGGTGTTGATATATCAGCAAATTTTGATTATTGCTGGGATGATCAAACATATAATCCAACTAAAAAAGGTATAGCACCTTTTAGCATTTCTGAAACGCAAAACATTAAAACATATTTTAAAAGCAAAACAGGGATTGATTGGTATTTAGCTTGTCATGATTTTTCCAATAAGACACTCGCCGCGGAGCCAGGCTATCAGGAGGGGATGCAATATGCATTCAAAACAGAAGCGACTAATTATATTAATGATTGGATTGCTATTGTTAAATCAGGCGGTTCATTTAGCTGGGCAGATTATGGGCTAATTGGTTTTGAAGTTGGTTATATAGTTGAGAATTATGGTATCCCAGGATATTGCTCAGAAACAAGCAGGGCGTCAGACTATTGGCTGAGCGATTCTGTTCGTACTATCAGAGCAGTTGAGTTAATGTTATGTGGGTCAAAAGTGTTGCATAATGCGGTAAAAAAAGTTTACGATTCAATTTATTATGACAAGTGCATAGCTCCATCTTTTTACTCATATGAATTTGGGAAACTTGATACAAGTTATGCTGATATTATCGCAAAACACAATACAGCATCGGTTATATATGATTTAGACGGTACAGATGTCTATAAAATAGTAATTGGTAGCGGAGAAAAGAAGGTATTAGTTGTTGGAGTGACTAATACAAATCACGACCAATTAACGATACACGGTGCAATAAATCAGATATTATCAGACGATAAACCTGCTACAATACAGCTATTAAATGAGTGCAATATAACATTTATACCAAGTGCAAATCCTAAAAATACTACTATATCAAATTGGGATGCAGGCTTAGAAGAAGAAGTAACAGATTTAAAGGCATTTATAGGTTCTGGCTCATTCGATTATATAATTGCAGTTAATAGGGATGAAACTGTTGGCGGTGTGCTTTTGCATTCAGATTCATTTACTACATATCTGACAAGTGCAAGTTTTGTTACAAGAGCAGGTAAAGCGTCAGGAGAATTACAATATACATCTGGACTAACAATGTATCTAAGGAATAAATTGACAGGATATGATAGCATTAAACATGGCTATCTTATTATTGACTGGATGAAAGCGATAATAAATTCAATAGCCTCATGGAATTATGAAAATTAATTAGTTCACCTTTGGAACTTTTCACGCGATTTTTTCATAATATTTTTCAAACAAAAAATTAAAAACTATTTATGTTTAAAAAAAAGAATTATGCTAGAGGAAAATGTAATTGAGAAAAAATCCAAAGATTATATAAATTATTCAAATAAAAATGAACCAAAATTCGGAGTCCTTTTTTCTGATTTCATTGAAATGACAGTGAAAAGAAAATCAAAAAGAATGAGTGTTCATTATCCATCAAATTACAAAACTTTAATTTATCATTTGAATAATTTCTCCAAGATATACGAGGCAACAATCTACACAAACAGTGTTAATGAAGAATTTTTAGATGATTTCATAATCTATCTTCAAGAAAGAGATCTGAAACAGAACTATATAAAAAATCTATTATTTTTAGTTAAGGCTATGGTGAGAAAAGCCGCCAATTATGGTTATGCTGTTGATAACACGTATGACGATGTTGATGTTAATCAAGAAGAATCTTTTTCAACATATTTGTCTATGAACGAGATAACAAGAATATATTATTATAAAGGACTGACAAAAAAACAAGAAAGAATAAGGGATTTGTTCATCATAGGATGCTTGACAGCTCTTAGATATGGTGATTATTCAAAATTAGAAAAAGAAAATTTTAATGGAGACTATTTGATTAAAATGACACAAAAAACTCACAAAAAAGTTATTATTCCTCTTCACGACTATATCAAAGAAATATATGAAAAATATGATGGAAACCTAAATTTCAACCTTTGTTCTCAACATTTCAATAGATATATCAAATTGATATGTAAAAAAATAGGATTTGATGACAATATTACATATAGTTACACTAGGGGAGGTAATATTGTTAGCGAGACGAAGAAAAAATGGGAACTCATATCGTCGCATACAGCTAGAAGAAGTGCCGCAACAAACATGTACCTTACTGGAAGAATGACTCTTTTAGAAATAATGAATATAACTGGTCACACAACAGAACGAAGTTTTTTCAAATATATAAGAATAGGTTCTGAATCACTTTCTAAACAAATATCTGGAGATCCGTTCTATAGAATTTAATTTTCATTATAAAGTGCTATTTCCAGTCTTTCTTCCAGCTTTTGGATTTATTAAACCATATTTTCTGCCAAGTTTTTTATTCCTTGGATCCGTTGTAAATATGGGCATATTATTGACAATAATTTGACGAGATTTATTGCAGCAAGGTGGTGATAAAAATGTTCCGCCTGCCCATGTTCCATTATAAAAAACTCCTCTAAAATAACCATTATAAAACGTGCCGCCTGAGAACCCACCAATAGCAATCGAACATAAAGTATCTCCACTAGCAAAATAACTATAAAAATGTTTACCATAAAAGTTTCCATCATGCCAATTCATCGTCACCGCTGACAAACTAGGATTTCCAACATAAGGATTATATGTCACTCCAGTATTATCCACAGAAACAAAATTGCTATTGAAATAACTCCATAGAGCGTGACCAAACACTCCTTCATTAAAAACTCCGCCATACCAATTAACTATAGGATATGTTGTTGAGGATTTTCCCGCCGTGTCAATTATTCCAATATTTCCACTCAGCCAAGTGCCTCGACCCCAGTTTACATTATGAAAAGATGAATTTGTTACTTTGCCTTGTTTGAAAGTTCCTTCCATCCAATAACTATTTTTAAATTCTCCGTTTAAAAAATCGCCTTTTATCCACAAACTACCTTGATCTATAACTCCATTAATAAACGCTCCATCCATCCATATGCTGTTCAAAAAACTTCCACCATTGAACGTTCCATTGTTCCAATAATATGATTTATTGACATCTTTTTGTGTAAGAGCTCCACCATTTGTAAAGACTCCATTATAATCACTTCCCAACTTTATATTGTTATCCGAATTAAATGTTCCCCCATTGAACGTTCCATCATTCCAATAACAACAACTCATTAATCCTTTATTGAAAGTGCCATCTTGCCATATTGTGTTATTTATTGTGCCACCATTGACCGTTCCAGTTGCCCACGTGCACGTTTTCATCGTTCCATCATTAAAGGTTCCATCTTCCCACACGCAATTTGTTATAGTGCCTCCATTAAAGCTTCCATTTTTCCAAATCATATTTAAAATGACCCCACCACTAAATATTCCATCATACCAAGTATTCATTAATAATGGATCTATTGACATCATTTCACCCCCTTTAAAGGTTCCCTTTGTCCAAGTACTATCATAGAAATATCCATCATTGAAAATACCATCCAACCAAGTCATATTTCTAAATATTCCATAATTCCAAACACCATTTGACCAAACACCATCATAAGGATTAAAAGTGTCTTCCGTATTGGTTTGATCTTCCCACGTGCCATTTAACCATCTGCTCGATTCAACTTGGCAATTTATAAAATAACCATCCGAAATCGTGCCTCCTATTATATTACAATTTATAAATTCACCACCATAAATATAAGAATCTTTTATTGTGCAATTTTTAAAATAACCAACTCTTATGGTTACACCAGTCATAGAAACATTATTTATGTAATTATAACCATAAATATTATTATTTTTACTATAATAAGATGATATTGTATCCGTTTGATTATCAATAACACTACTACCTTTATAAATATATGGTTTATAAGTAGTTACTGATTTTGTTGTGATTTCGGCATTTGTGCTTACATAGTTGGAATCATATTTGTTTTTAACATCAACAAGCTTGCTTTGTCCGCTAAAAACTATTGCCTGAACCATATTGATATCTATGGCAGTTGTCTCGCCACTATTCAAATACATAGAGTTTATCATCGCTCCATCTATCTCACCTCTTACAAAATCTATGTTTTTTATATAAGCTCTACCTATATAATGATTGTATATTTTTTTATTCAGAAACCTAGAATCAAAATAACGATCTATGGTTATCTCATTATTCAACTCATTCATTTCCAATATTTTATATCCTTGTGACTGATATAAATATTGCCAGTTTGATAAAAATAAATTGGTTATTAAAAACGTACAAGCTGAAAATTCTAGATAATTATCCAAAATTATATCTGGTATAAAATTATAATAAAGCTCGATTTTATCAGTGGATTTTGGTGGTTCATCAATAGTTATAGAATTTCTTTCATCGCTTATAGTATAACCAGTTACTAAAACGAAATCGACTTCTAAATCTTCTTTTTTATATAGATAATAAGTTGCCCCATAAGGAATAGAATTGAAAAAAGTAAAAATTTTATTGGATGAATTTTGTATTCCTTTTAAATAAATTCTAGTGTTCGCAGATGATTGATCATACATTATATAAACTTTATCCCCTACTTTGAAATTTGAATTGACTTCTGTATATAATTTCACCTTTCCATTATTGTTCTCAATAACAGGTAGTAATTTGACAGCGTTGGATGATGTTCTGTAATTTATATTATTATCAACATTTAAAATTTCTTGCTGAGTATAATAAGTATCGGTAGATGTGTTTAAAGGATCATATTTTAAAGCTCCTCCTCCACTATTTGATTCAGATGCTGTTGATAACTTTTTATATGTTTTTGTTGTAGATGTGCTGGAAGACCCTACAGAAGAAGATGTTGTAAAAGAAGCCATTTAATATTATTTTTCTTTTTGTTCTATATATAAAAAACACTGGTTTCAATTTTTTATATATATTTATATAAAAAAACTATTTAAAGTTAATGATAGATAAAAATGAAATTGAGAAAAGAAAGCAAGAAATAAAAGATAGGCTTTTTAATGATTTATTTGTAGAGAAGTACGATGATTTTAAAGAATCTGTTAAAATGATCAACAAGGCTTTTGAGGCATTTGATATAAATTATCAATATGATTATAACACATTTTGTAAAGATTTCACTGATGAGACGATGTTATATATCGATGAAAATCCCGAGGTGGACATTACCAGTTATAAAGAAATGTTTATGTCAACTCCAATAATAGTTAGTTCGTTGATAAAGAAAATAAAAGATAAGTACGGATTCAAGAACGATCCGCCTCTCATCAAAGAATAATTTTTATTTTTTTTTTTCAAAACTTTTTGTAGTTTTTTTATATAATCTCTAAAATGAATTTTAGGCTTATCGGCTTTTAAACTCATTCAAAAAATAATTATAGGCTTTATGGCAGAATTTAAAAATGATGAAGATTTCTTATTTGGGGCTTCTAGTGAAAAAGAAAATGAAGAATTGGCTTTTTTGAACAAAGAGAGCAAAAATCAGGACGGTATCTATCGTCCAAGACCCGAGGACTCGGCAGATCCAAGGGGAACAGGTTACAGGGCCATTATCCGTTTCCTTAGAAATGTTTATAAGGATGGAAGCGGGGCAGGTCCAGCAGCAATCCAAAAACACGTACATTATGCTGATTTCAAAAATTATCCCGAACTTTCTGGATATTATGATTGTGAGAAAAACACTTCAAAACAAACACCTTGTCCATTATGTACAACTTATTGGAAATTAAACAAATCAAACAACAGTGCTGATGTTGAAAATTCAAAACTCATTAAGAGAAGTACTAAGTACTATTCTTATATAATGGTAATTGAAGACGAGCAACATCCAGAGCTTGTTGGTAAGATTTTGGTTTATCCATATGGAACAAAAATTTTGGAAAAAATCAATGCAGAAAAAAATGGTGAAGTATCAGAAGATGGTTCAAAATGCAATGTTTTTGACTTTGTTACTGGTAAAGATTTTCGGTTAGTTATAAAAATTAAGAAAACTCCTCCGCCTGATGGAAGACCTGGTCCTCCAGTAGATATGCCGAATTATGACACCAGCACATTCCTAACCAGCACACCTTTGAAAATTTTTAGCGAAAAATCACAAAAATTCGTCACTCCTCCTGTTGAAATTATTGATGGTAAACCAGCGATAACAGACAAGAAATGGCAAGCTAAAATTAAAGAAGTTTTGATGAACCGCCCGGATAATGTTGATTTAAGTAATCACGCACCAAAACCACTCACCGACGAGCAGCGTGCAAATGTTGAAAGAATAATATCTATTCTAACTGGAAATGAAGTGGTTAAGGCTGAAAGAGTAGCTAAAACATCATCAGAAAGAGCACCGGTCAATATTGTTGATGATGACATCGACAGCATATTTGACTTTGATGATGAAGATGATGATGGAATCTAATCAAGACACATGCGCTTTAAACGAAAAAAGGAGACTCTTACGGGGGTCTCTTTTTTTTTTCATAAAAAATGATTTAAATATTTCAATATATAATATAAAAAAATATTAAAGCTATGAGAATAATGAAAACTTTTGAAGGTTACAGTGACATTAACATTGACCTGGAAGAAAAAGAAACAAAACCAGTTATTGAGTTTTTAAATAAACTTTTATCAAATCATTTTATTTTAATGGTTAAAGCTTTTAATTTTCACTGGAATATGGTTGGTAAAGATTTCGCCCAGGCTCATAAATTCTTTCAAGATATATATGAAGGGGCCTTTGAAAAAATAGATAGCATTGCAGAAAGAGTTAGATTTTTGGGCGGAAGACCAATAAGTACTGTAAAGGGATATTTAGATGAAGCAGATTTAAAAGATTGTGAAGATGATATAACAGATATCGAAGAAATGTATGAGCTTATTTTAAAAGATATTGAGGATACCATTGTTTCGATAAGAAAGTTTTTAAAAGAAGAAGATGTTGATAATGGAACAACTAATTTCTTGGAAGGACTTTTAGATGAAACCGAAAAAGTGGCTTGGCTAACAAGATCTCATATCAAAGATTGATCAAATTTTTTCTAATATATAGAACTTGTTCTGATGCTCATCAAGAACTTTGAAAATTCTATTCCCTTCGAATTCAATTATATAAGAAAATTGATTTTTTTCTTTTTCAGTTTTCATTACTTCACCAATTTCATATCTTTCTATATATACACTGCGAGAGCTATCGAGTATTTCATATCTCGTTTTTACTTTATCACCTATTTCAAATTTTGGCTCTTTAATGACAGCTCTTTCTTCACCCCAAGGATCATCTTCATCAAAATCAAATTGCTCGTATATTTTCAAAAATTTCCACATATCTTTTATCTTTTATTTAAGCATAGTCAAATGTTTCGTAATTATCATCATCTTCATCAAAATCATAGTCTATATAATTTGTTAAAAAATGTTTTTTATAATTATAACATGAAAATGTGTCCATATATGGATTTTTATCAGGACTTGATTTTGTTTTAAGTTCAACGACCATTTTTTCTCTACTGTCATAATAATTTAAATATCCATTTTTTCTTGCGAATTTTAAAAAAATGTTTTCATAAAAATCCACTACAGTATATATTCTATCCATATAAATTTTATTATTTGGTTTGTCTAATTTCCATAAAAGAGCCCTTCCAAGCAATTTATTTTCTTCACTTTTTAATATAACAAGAGCGACTTTTTTTGGATTGTCACAATAAAGGTTTAATTTTTTTTGACAATCTTTAAATCTCATACAAGAATTATTTAGGCTTCCATGTCCTTCTTTGTAGTTCTCATCCAAGTACCAATGCCGTATTTCTTCTCCCTTGACTATTTCTAAATTAATTTTGTTATAAATCATATCATGTCTAGATTTATATTCACCAACAAGGTATTCTATTCTTGTAGGTTTAGAGTTAGGACATATCATTTTAAAAAATTTGCCTGTACGAATAGATAGTTTTTTCCCATTGGCATCTTTACAATCTATTAAATTATTGTTTTTTTCATTTGTATCAAAATTTGTATATTCATATAAATTTGGCTTTTCTGGTTTAAAATCGAAATCATATAGAATATTTTTCAAATCTTGAGATATGTTAAATTTTAATAACTCTTTCTTTTTATATTTTTCTGTTGTTTTATTATCAATAAGACCAAATATACTATCAAAATAATTTTTTGTATAACTGAGTGTATTTCCATCCGAACTTACATTATAATAAATGTCAGTTTTTTTCTCCGAGCGACTTATTCCCCAATGTAAAACAGGTTCCTCAGAAATTTCGATCAATTCATATACATCATAATTCTTTGGATCTCTAACATAAAAAAGATCTCCAACTTTATATTTTTCATCAGAAAATTGTTCAAAAAGTTTAATATTCATAATCAAAAATTATATATTAATTTTTTTTTTCTGAAATATTTTTTTATTAATTTTGAAAAATGAAAGGTCTTATAATCAATCATAACACAAAATATATCGGCGAAATCATAAAATTATTTGATGGATGCGATATGATAAACTGCACAAACTTTAATAGTGAAGTTGCCGAACAATATGATTATATAGTTTTATCTGGCGGTCCAACACCGGACGAAACGTTTGAAAATATTAAAAAAGAAAAAGAATGGTTGAAACAAACCAATAAGCCAGTTTTAGGTATATGCTTGGGTCTCCATATTTTATGCCATACCTTTGGTGGAGAAATGAAAAAAATGACAAAAAATAGGAAACTCAATGAAAATTTAAGATTTGTTGGTGAAAATTATAATATGTTTTATAATCACACTTATTATTTCGATAGAATACCAGATGGATTTGTTGGAGAAATTGTAAATGGTATGGTTATGTGGATAAGACATAAAACCAAACCAATATTGGCTTTTCAAGGTCATCCCGAGGTCACTGAAAATGGAAACAAAATAAAAAATTTCTTTTTAGAAAATTTTGTTAAAAAATAAAACATTTAATTTTTAGGAGTATAAAATAATATAAAAAAAATAATATATGAAAAACAACATTAAAAATGCTAAACGGTTTATCAAGAAAATTGATAAGAAAAGAGAAGATGACTGGTCGAATGACACAGAATTACTTGCTAAATATTTTGTAAGATATGCAAAAAAATGCGGAAAAGCTAAGAACGAAGAAAACGAAGATATAAAAGATGAAGATGTTGATGTTGAAAAAACAGAAACAGAAGAAGAAAAATAATATAAAATTATGTGCGCATCAATCGAAATGCCAAAATATAAATGCTACAAAGAAGTTTGGGCGTTAAAAATTAAATCCATTGTGAGAGATGGTGAAGGTGAGAACAGAGAAACGGATGGAAGCGCTATGATTACTCCAGAAGAAGAAGCTTATGCTCCATTCAAGGTGAATTTTGAATATATGCAAAAACATAAACCACAAGTTGGAGGTTACTATGTTGTATATAAAGATGGATATAAATCATTTTCTCCTGCCGAAGCATTTGAGAGTGGATATGAAAGAATTTAGTTTTTTTAAATGAAATATCTTTATGTTTCTTATCTAACTTTTAAAGAATATTATAAAGTATTCAATAACAATAGATTAGACAAAAATATTAAAATATATACCAGTAAATATATTGGCGAAAATCCTTTTTTAAAATTAAATGAAATTTTTGATAAGGATTATTCTGACGTGAACTATGATGTAATATATTTAGATAATGATATAATTACCATAAGATTTCAAACATCTTCTAATAATTATTATAGGTTGGATCTTTTAAAAATGAAAAACTATTGTGATAAAATCAACAACGAATTTGTTTATAACATTTCATTCACGGAATTAAATAGAGATGTGGATAGGTATGAAGAGCCAACTAATAAAAAAGAGATATATGAAGTACTAGGCAAAATCGGTTATATTGTAAGAGATTATAACAAAATTAAAAATTATTCTTATGTTATTGGATTATCACAAGATGATAGGAAAAATAAATTATATGATTATTTTTTAAGAATAGTTTTTAAGGATTATAAAGTAAGATGTTGTTATTGTGATGGATTATTAAATAATAAAGGAATATATATTTTTAAATGAAAGAAAGAATGTTAAAAAAATATTAAAATATTATGATTTACATAGTTACTCAACAAGTTTTTAATGGGACTGTCACTATGGGCATCTGGACAAAAGGAGTTGAAGCAAACACCTTTTTAGAAGCCAAAGATAAAGTGATGAGTAAATTTAGCAAGAAAGTAAAAATTCATCAAAATGATGATGAAACTTTATTTTTTAGTGTACCACAAGGTCCAGATGCTGGATATTTTACAGTTGAAGGCCGTATAGATAATAGAGAACTGGAAATTATCTAAGTGATTATTTTTGAATGAAATTTTTTAATATATACAATAAAAAATTCATTTAAAATGGCTGAAAAAAAATTAGATAATTTACTCAAATTCGAAGAATTTTCTAAACTCCATGATATTCAAAAACCAAACAAAAAAACGGAAGTCGGTGGTTTTTCTGTAAGTGATGGCGAAGAAAAATCGTCTGATGTAAATATGAAATTCAATAAGAAAAGAATAGTTTGAACTTTTTTAAAAAATTTTTTATTTCAAACTTTTTTTATAATTTTGCTTCATTATGAAAAACGACTATAAAATAGGAGATAAGGTAAAAATGTCAAATGATTTTAAAGAAAAATTAAAATTATCTGGTGATGGTTTACTTGGAAGCGCTAGTCATGGATATGAATTTGGGAATTGTGAGGGAATTGTTGCTGGAAATCCATATAACGATGAACCAGATGAATTCGATGTGATATGGTTGCCATCTGGTTTAAAATATTGTTATAACTACAAAGATTTAGTAAAAATATAAAATAATAAATTTAATTTTTTTTATTTAAAACTTTTTAGTAATTTTGTGCTATAATTGAAACGAAAAACGGAAAAAAACGACTTTTTAAATACAATATATAATAAATGATGAAAAATTTTAACATATATGAAGAGATAGAAAACTCGCCAACTTGATTGGGAATATTTTTATATGCTTTTTTATATAAGAGACCCAATCAAAAAAGATTGGGTTTTTTGTTATGTTTTGATTGTTCTTTGAAAAAAAAATATATGGCCTGTTCCTCTAATGGCAGGAGATCGGTTTCTCACATCGACAATTTGGATTCGATTTCCAAACAGGCTACCAAATCATAAGCTCCTGTAGACGAACTGGTTTAAAGTCGCCGCCCTTTCAAGGCGGAAGTTGTGGGTTCGAGTCCCATCGGGAGTACAATATTGTGGTGTATCGCACATGTCTTATAAACATGCATTAAAAGCGTAATCTGGTGTATGAGGGTTCAAATCCCTCCACCACAACAAAAAACTTACAAAAAAAAATGTTACCAGAACAAAAACAAGAAATATTAAAATTTCTTCGTCGTGAGATTTTAAAATCAGCGAAGCGAGGAGATACTTTTTACTACTGGGATATATCAGAATTGAATAAAGTTCTGGTTGATATCATTATTGCTGAACTCGAAAAAGAAGGTAAAATAGTAAAAAGTAAAGGAGCAAACTTCAAAATTATAAGATGGTAATTATTATTTTTTCTGTTTTTTTTTATTAATATATAAAATAAAAAGAAATATTAATAAAATGAAAGATAGGAAAATGAAAAATTATGATGAATTCTTAGCCGAGAACAATACCATCGATTTCGATTTGAAATTAATAAACAAGTATATAAATGATGATGGTATAAGAAATAAGATAGTTAATGTTTTTAGTAGTTTGAGTCCAAAATATCAGAAAATGATATTAGAATATTTTAGCAATAATATAATAGATATTGATAAAATAGAACAGATTGGAGAAAGATTCAACATTTTAAATAAAATAAAAAAGTTTTATGATAAAGGAATAAATTTTATATTTAATATTTTTTTGGATAAGAAAAATGAAGAAATTGGAATTTTCACAACCGGAGCAATCATATTAACAGCAGCCATATTCATATTTTATATTATATGTTTCTTTAGAGGAATAAATGATCAGGGCTCTATTAATGGATTTATTATATCTATGTTGGCCATGGTGATAACGATATTTCAATGCATCCAGATTGATAAAAACAGAGAGAATTATCTGAGATTGAAATATAAAAATGAAATTCATTCTTTTAATGTTTCAAAAAAACTTCCACAAGACAATACATATTTTGTTAATAGAATATCTGATAAGGAAAATGATAAATTAACATGAAAAAATTTGAAGCATTTAATACGGATGATCCTTTCGGTGAAGATTTCGTAGAAAGACCACAAAAGCCCTAGATAAAAAAAATAAAAAAAAACGATGAGATATGAAACGAGTGAAATTTATGTAGTTATAACACCAGATGATACAATCTTTTATCATATTTTTACAGACATAAAAGAAGCTGAAAATTTTTGTGAGGAGACAAATGATAAGGCTGAAAAAGCAATGAAAATGTATAATCATAGAATTTTCACACCAGATGAATTAAAAAGAGCTAGGCCTTATAGAGTAAAAACTTTAGATGATGTAATTATAGATATAAAAGATATAATCTATTGGAATGCAACATATGGCGAAGATAACGGAGTTTTTTAAAAAAAAAATTAAAAAATATTTTTTATTTTGAAACTTTTTAGTAATTTTGTCGTATAATTAAAACAAAAACGGAAAAAAACGACTTTTTTAATACAATATATAATAAACGAGCAATTATGAAAACTATGTGTAATTATATGAATATTTATGACGATCAAATGAAAATTCTGATTGGGTGAATCATTTTGCATATAGCTTAGTTTTTATAAACCCAATCTGAAATAAAAGATTGGGTTTTTTTGTTTTAAAAAATATAATAAGAAAGGAGCAATGATAAAAAAAATTATAATGAAATAGAGGAAGGGGATCTTGTTGAATATGTTGATTCTAAATATGATTATTCAAATGGTAGAAAATCCATAAAAATATATTTAACTGGCATATGGGATGGCGAAAAAGTGGAGTTGAATGATAAAGATAGAACGGTTGTTAGAAATAAAAGATGGTTGAAGTTAAAAGTTAAAAATATAAAAAATATAATAAAAAAATAGTTCTTTGAAAAAATGAGATTAAAAATGTGTGGTGAGGGTTCGATTCCCAGTGTCCCACAGGTTCCGGTAATCAGACGGAAAAAGTCCTACGGTTTCATGTTGGAACACACATTTTTTATAAAATTGTCTGGTGAAAAGTGAATCGATGATAATCCTTCAGAAAGATTGTCATAGTTTTTCCAAGAAAACGTCAATTCGCTTAGTAAGATAAAGGTCAGGTAGACTTGCATTCTGGTGAAGTCCCTAATAGGATATGTCCAGAAACTTTATTTCATACTTGGAATGAGCAGACAATTTTTTTATCTTTTTAGAATTGCCGACGACCCAGGGTAGGCGACAGGTCTGTAAAACCTCGGCGCGAAGGTTCGAGATCCTTCCGGCGGCACAAATTTTAAGTTCTTTGAAATTATTGCATAGTCAAGTATATCAATTGGTTAGATTGCGACTCTGATAAAGTCGTGGCTGGCGGTTCGAGTCCGCCCTTGACTACTCTGGTCTCTGGGGCTGCTAGGCGTGGCTGCCGGTCTGTCACATCGGTTGATAGAAATATCTCAGACGGGTTCGAATCCCGTAGGGACCGCAAAAGTCTCAGTTGCCGTAGTGGTCGAACGGTCCGGGCTGTTAACCCGACGATGAAAATCCAACGTAGGTTCGAATCCTTCCTGGGACGCATAATAGTTCATTGAAATATTGATAAAAAATTAATTTTCTTTGCTAATTTATTGGCTTTGAAAAAATATGGTGCTGTAGTTCAGTTGGTTTAGAATGCCTGCCTGTCAGAAGTGGCAGCTTTCATTAGCGATAATGATTGAAAAATTGGATGAATTCAGGGAAGCCTAACTTTTTTAAAAAGATGGTAATCCTGAGCCAAGCCGTCAGAGACGGAAGGTGCAGAGACTATTGGGGGTTATAGCAATATAATATAATACCAAATTAGCATCCAACATCTCTCTGAGATGATGATATAGTCCTAACTTTTTGGAAACAAAAAGGTTTTAAAAAATGCACGCAGGAAGTCGCCGGTTCGAGCCCGGTCGGCACCGCTTAGATAAGTTCTTTGAAATTATTGGAAATATTAAGTTCGATTCTATTATGAACCGGCAAATTTTTATATATATAATTATGTATAGTAAAATTTGTAAATGGTGTAACAAATTAATAGAAGTTGATAAACAATGTTTATATGCTTTACATGTTTCAAATTGTGATTCAAACCCCAAAAAAGAAGAGAGAATTAGAAAAAATTCAGAAAAATTTAAAGGTGTTGAAAAATCAAAAAGAATAGAATTAAAACAAAAATGTTCTAAATGTAATAATATTTTCTATATTAGAATCACTGAAAACGATTTTGATAAAGGGAAATATAATAAATTCTGCTCAAGAAAATGCGCCAATTCCAGAAATCATAGTGATGAAACAAAAAACAAAATTTCTAAAACTTTGACTGATAAAGGATGCCATAGTCACACAGTATTATTAAAGTGTGAATATTGTGAAAAAGAATTTGAAATAAAATGGGCTAAGAGAAATCAAAAATATTGCAGTATTAGTTGTGCATCTAAAAAAAGAGGAGGATGGTTAACTGTTCATAATTCTAATATAAATTGGAGCAAAGTAAATAAAAAATCTTACGACACTGGAAAGAATTATGTTGCTGGTGGAACAACAAAATGGTTAGAATATAAAGATATCAGAGTTCAAGGAACATATGAATTAAGAGCTTGTTATATTTTAGATAAAATGAAAGAAATCAATTTGATCAAAGATTGGGAATATGGTAAGGTTAGAATAAAATATATTGGAATCGATAAAAATGAACACACTTATATCATAGATTTTCGAATCATAAATAACAATGATAGCATTAAAAATTTAGAGATAAAGGGCAGGATAAAAGAAGATGATTATAATAAATGGGAATCAGCAAAAAAATTAGGATTAGATTTTGAGGTGTGGTTTTTAGAAGATATTAAAAAATATGAACAAAAATATTTAAATAATTTGTCGACGTGGGTGAATTGGAAATAGCCAGCAATCTGCAAAATTGTAAAAACCGAAAGGCATGTCAGTTCGAGTCTGACCGTCGACTCAAAAGTTCTTTGAAATGTTGAAATTTAAACCAAATCATTATTTTTTAATATATAATTAAAAACCTTATGAAATATTATCTTGATTTTTTAAATGAATTTAAGAAGTATATCCCAGATGATTTTAAGTCTATACTGAAACAGAAAGAAAACAACATAAAGAATTCTTTTGTATCTAGAAGAAAGGTAGATAGACCATCATTTGAGCAATTAAAAAATGAGATTGATGAATTTGGTTTATGTGGTGTTGGGAGAAAATATGGCGTTAGTGGAAATGCGATTAAAAAATGGGTGAAGACATACGAAAAATATAATATATAAGATATACTGCCTTGTAGTGAAATTGGCTATCACGCAACACTTTGAATGTTGAGATTCAGAATCATACTCTGACAGGGCAACTAATAAAATCTGGTATCTAATGAGCAAAACAACTAAAGAATACTTACAGCAACAAAAAACCAAAACATGTCTTTTAAATATGTCCAAAAAAAGTATTCTGTAAAATATTATGGCGAGGTAGTTCAGAGGCAGAACAAGCGACTCATATTCGCTAGGCCGGGATTTCGAAATTCCCTCTCGCCACTCTGAGATGTGGTGCAATGGCATCATTAGTGACTCTTGGATCACCCGATAAAAGTTCGAATCTTTTCATCTCAACTTTCAAAAACATACGATATTTCATTGAATATATATTTATATGATTTATAATTATCAAAATTTTTTAAACGAGTTCAAATCTTATATTCCCGAGGATATTAAAAATATAATCAGTTATATCGAGGAAGATTTGAAAAATGTAGATTCATCTTGTGTCGTTTATTTAGATTTGAGAAAATATGGGCTGCTAGATAATATTGCTAATGTTCATATTAATTTTATCGAAGATGATGAAAAAAGTGTATATTATTCGAATGTAAACATCTATGATTTATTATATAGAAACAGAGAAAACATAATTATACCAATTGAAATATATGATAAAAAAATAGATAAGAATAAACTGATATCTGTTGTCGCCCACGAAATTAGACACATATACGATATTTACACAATTGAGAATGATAGTGATATGTTGGATTTTGTGAAGTCTTTATATGTTTCTATAATAAAAAAAGATATTGACAATAGATATGATAAATTTTTATATTTGGTTTATTTGACATTGGAACACGAGTTAATAGCAAGATATACAATGTTATATGCTCAGTTTAGAAATTGTGATTGTAGTAAAGATGAATTGTATAAATTATTTGAGTCTTCATATTTATATAAATTTTTTGAATCTTTGAAAGATTTTGACCCAAACGAATTTATTGATCAATTTTCTGATATAAGCGATTTATTAAATTTTACTAAACTATTTAATCAATATTTTAATGGTGAAGAATGTCATGATAAAAAAGATTTGATTGAGTATTATAATAAATGGAATAAATTTTTCAAATTAAAATATAAAGAGTATATAGAGAAATCATATAAAGAATTGGATGATATATCAAGTAAAACTATAAAAGAAATTTTTTATTATGATAAATATTCTTCATATAATGAAATATATTATGTAAAAATTTCAAATATATTTAGCAACATTTTAAAAAATTTTTAGAAAAAATTAGATTTTATATATTAATTCATATATTTCGCCATCAATCTTAGAATAAATCATATGTACAGATAATTTAAAAAATTTTAATTTATAATTTTCTATTCTTTTTAAATCTCTTTTAATAGAATTGATGATATCTAACCTTTTAAGTCTATTTTCGATTCCGATATCAATTCCGCTCATTCTCCATATAACCATTGGTAGATACATTATTTTTGGTGTGGGGTCAAATTCTGGATAATATTTGCCTCGCCCGAGTGGAGATTTCATTTTTATTCTATTGTAATCTTCTTCTTTTTCTGAATATTCGATATAAAAAGTATGAGCAAATTTGATATCCAAATTGTTGCTATCAATTAAATGATATGATTTTTCTAAATGGCTCAAAAAATCTGTTATGTTGTTTATATTGTCACACACAAACGTTGATCCATATTTTTGATCTGATCTACTATAATCTTCATTATCTATTACTCTATACTTAGAAAGCTCTTTAATAGCTTTGTTTAAAACTTCTTTTGCATCAACATCTTCTACATTTTTTATAGGAGTTAATATCGAATAATAGTTCTCGAAATTTTTGTCATATGGTCTATCCGTCATGAAAGTAAACTCAGTATCGAATTTTTCAAAATTAAATTTTCTTTTTAAACCCAATTCTAACTGAGAAGAATAAACATATATTATTTTACAATTATCTTTACAATTTTTGTATAATTTTTCAAATAATTTATTACATTTGTTTAATGGACCCAATGGTCTATATAGATATATAACATCAAAATCCTTTATAAATTTTAGATCTATATTTAAAACATCACCATAAATCACATTTAATCCTTCATGATATTTTTTTAAAGATTCGTTTATTTCTATTCCTGTTGATTGATATCCGATTTCATTGCCCAATTTTAAAATATTACCCAGACCACACCCTATGTCTAATAATTTAAATCCTGGTTCATAATATTTTTCCAATAATTTTTCTGCTAGTCCGTTTGACGGGATATGCGCAAAGCGACCGAATACATTTGGAGTGTGACCTCTTTCATCTTGAAGATTTTTGGCTACATTACCATAACTTTTTAGAATATCTTCATATTTCTCATTTAAAAAAATTTTAAATTTTTTAATCAATTTTTTATTTTATTTTTTTTATAACCTCTTCTAAATCCTATTCCGAACCACAATTCGGCTATATCAGCATCTCTTTTTGATTCTTTCGCAAGCAAATCTTTTAATGATCGGAATTCTTGTTCAGCCAATTTATCTATCTCTTTATTTTGCTCCATCTTCTTTAAAATTTGATCATCACTAACGTCATCATCACCGATTTCAAATTGCTCGTATAGTTTTAAATTTTTCATATTTCTTATTTTATTTTTTTATTATATATTAATTTGAAAAATCGCCTTTTTAGCCCTTTTTTTCTTTATATATAATTTAAAATTCATTTCAAGATATGGTAGATAACGAAAAAGATGATTTGATACATTTGCACGGACATGTGGCTAAAATGCCGAAGAACACGAAAGCGGCATCGGCTTATAATTTCTTGGAACGTATAAAAGTATCAAAACAAAAATTGTGGTATATTTTGATTGAGAAGCAAGATAACGAACTTCAAATGATAAAATATAACAATAGAAAAGGATTTGATCTAAAAATGTTTCTTGATGAATTGAAAGTTTATTATTCTCATAATGAATTATTAAAAGAACATATCGAAAATCTTGAAATAGATGGTAGTTCCGCATTTTCGATAATTAAAAACATCCCCAATGTAGAGATCAATGGCAAGAAATTAATAACCATATTGGTTGAAGATTTAATAAAATTATTGAGATAAATTGGATAAGGAAATTTCAAAAATATATGAAAGAAGAAGATATCTCAAAGATAAAGAGAAAATAAAAGAACGCAATAAGAAATATCAAGAAAAAAATATCGAAAAAATACAAAATTATAAAAAAAAGTATAGAATAGACAATAAAGAAAAACAAAATGAATATAATAAAAAGTATTACCTTGAAAACAAAGACTCCCTATTGAATTCTCAAAAAATTTATTTTCAAAAAAACAGAGAAAATATTCTTGAGAAAAATATGAAATATAGACAAGAGAACAAAGATGTTATAAATGAACAAAAAAAGAAATATTATCAAACCAACAAGGAAAAAATATTAAGCAACAAAAATTCAGAAAAAATAAAAGAATATAATAAGAAATATTATATTGAAAACAGAGAATTATTGAACGAGAAAAGAAAGATCTATACTAAAAATAGAAAAGAATCAGACAGCTTGTTCAGATTAAAATGTATTATCTGCCCAATGATAAATAAATCCATAAGAAGAGGAAGATATAAAAAAACGAATAAAATAGAAGAAATAATTGGTTGCTCGTTTTTGACATTAAAAGAACACATAGAAAAACAATTCGAGCCATGGATGAATTGGGAAAATTATGGGAAATATAATGGTGATTATAAATATGGATGGGATATAGACCATATAATTGAATTGAAAACCGCAACGACAGAAGAAATTCTTTTAAAATTGAATCACTTTTCAAATTTAAGACCTTTGGATTCGAAATAAATAGAGTTGATAGAAATAAAAATTAAAATATTTCAATATCAATATATTATCATTATTATTATTTTTTAAAAACTATATTTATTCCATCATCTAAAAAATCGTAAAATTTATCATATTTTTTGAAAACTGTATGGTTATATAATTTTGTTGTCTTATCTATCAAGCCAGCGCTTTCTCTATTCCTTAAAATATTAGGATTTATTGTTCTATCCAGTCTAACAAGATCCATTCCATCGGCATCTCTCAATATTGATGTTGTCTTGTAATATGGATTTTCTTTTTCTAATTCATAAGCATCGCTATGGTTTTCTATGGCGGTCTTTATTGATTTTATATCTTTTTCATCCGCCCCATTTCTGTAAAGAACATCTAGATATAAAGGTAGTTTTGTTTTGGCTGACTCTCTTCCATGTATTTTGCAAGCAGCATCTGTTTTTCTTGCCAAATCATGTAAGAAAGCTGCGAAAAAAGCATTTCTTGTATTTCTTATATCCCCCATTTTACTTCCTATCAAAAAACAATTAAACATAACTCTATAAACATGATTTACACCATGTATCATGGATTTATGATCGAAATTCTCATCCGATAAATTGAAATCATCTAAATTTATATTTAAACTTTTGACGAAATCTATAAAGTTATATTTTTCAAAATCTTTAATCATTTTCTTCTAAAACAATATGGACATACCATGTTTTTTTGGTAGAGTAATCTTGATCTAATCTATATTTAAAATTATAGTTTTCAAAATCTTCTTTTGATAATTTTTTTATTCTTTCATCTAAATCATTTTCACTTATGTCTTTATTCACATAAAAAGCCACTTGAATTTCATATCCATAATATCTAAGATCAAAATTATCAAAACTTTTATCCCCTCCACCATAGGGGCAAGTTTCAATATTATATTTTTTAAACAAATTAATAAACTTGTTTTTCCATTTTTCAATTCCAGCCTTTTTCAATTCTTCGTCTTTCTTCCATTTTTCCCCGTATGTCTCTTTTTTCTTTTTTTCACAATAGGCATCGTATTCTTTTTTTGTCATATTCTTTAACATATCTCTGATCTCCTTTTCATCATCTCCTTCTCTTATATCAAGTATTAGCTCTTCACCATCCTTATTTATCACATCTATGTATTTTAAAACTGGTTTTATGCCTGCTTTGGCATCTGAAATTTCCATACTATTCATATACTTACCTTTTATACTAGGATATTGACGATGATATTCATCCACAAAAGCTTTTAATAATTTTCCAGCTACGTCGGCCGACACTCTATATTCGTCCTCTATTTCGTGATACATGGCCATTTTTTTTCTATCGGATTCAGTTGGCTCCTCAAAAATGCCATAATTTTTAGAAATATTTGGATTATATTCAAGATTATCTATTGTTTTTTCTTCTTTTACTCTAACTTTTTTTAAATTTATCCTACTAGTTTTAAACATCTTTTCAAGTTCGTTTTTCCTAAGAGTTATTGAAAATGGTATATAACTTATTTTTATTTTTCTTTTTCCAGCTCTACTATTTCCTGTATGTATATTATTATAAACCGGATGAAATTTGCCAAAAACATAAGTTAATGTCGCGCGGTCTCCAACATTTATTTCACTAGATGTTATTGATTTGCCCTTATTATTTATTATAGCCACTTTTCTTAAATCTTGATCATATTTATTGAAATCATCAATAATTTCTTTATAGAGTTTTAAAAACTTTTTATCATTGTCATATCTTTTTGGATCAAGTCTCCCTAAATCTCCAAATATAGACTCATTTAACTCATCATACGATTTCACATGTTTCATATTGAAAAAATATTTTTTATGTTATATATAAAAACTGAAAAACCAGAAAATATTAATATTTTCTGGTTTTTCATGTAGATAGTCCTTATTCTTTTACAACAAATTATTCTTTTTTATTTCTTCCATGACAAATTCTGGCGTTATGGTTTTCGTGCATTCAAACATTCTTGAAGTGTCTTTATGTGCTGGACACCAATTCCAATCCCCTCTATCAAATTCATATCTTTCATCATTGAAACATCCATTACAAACATTTTCGTTTATTATTCTAATGCAATTTGATTTAAATTCGCAGAACGGCTTACTGAAGCCAGAGATCATAACAACTTTTTTGCCAACAGCCCATGCTATCCAAGCCAGCCCACTTCCGATAGTTATCATAAATTCTGAATGATTTATTTGATTTATTCTTTTTTCTAAAGGCATGTCGCCTGTTTCTTTTATAACTCCTTTTAAATTAGTATCTTGTTTGCTTATAACCATAACCTCTAATCCGTTCTCTTTCAACCAATTGACTATTTTTTGCCATCCACCTGGATATAACCAATGTTTGGCATTGGCTGTTGAATATTCGGCTATGACAACATATTTTCTACCTATGGGTCTTCCTTGTTTTGGTATTGTTATTTTTGGCACTATTTCTTTATAATCTAGCCCAAGTATATCAGATGCTGTTTTTTGTAGCGGCATTGTTCTATAATCGTTTGGATGAACATCACGGCTTCCACCCCAAGGTGGCGAAAACCATCCTAGTTTATATGTCGCATATAAATAATCAATTTGAGTGCCAGGTTTTATGAATATAATATCTTTGTATTCGTTTTCAAAAAGTTTTTCTAAATTGTTATGTATAGAGCAATAAACAACACACTCGTGTTTTTTTCTAAATTCCTCAGCATAAGGTATCCAAGCCAAAGTATCCCCTATCGAGCTGCTTTGAAAATCGATGAGAACATTGCTACCTTTTAATTCCATCTCATATGTAAATTCTTCATCACCACTTACTTTTACTCGCCAATTTTTATAATATTTTGTGTTGGTTTTTGCCCAAGTGTTCGATCCCATATTCAGGTTATAAACAACATTATTTGTGTCTTTATCGATGAAATCCACTTTTATTTTTTTATCTATAGGAGACAACATTTCGATAAATGCTCCATCATTAAAATTTATATTAAATTTTGTTTTTGGCACAACTGAGTCCCTTATAGTTTGAGTAGAATTTTCATAAGCTTTTACAACTCTTTGTCTAACATCTTCATTACTATATGTATTATTAACAGAAACAGTAAATGTATAAAAATCATTTAATTCTTTAACTACATTCGACCAATCATATTTCTTTCCAGTTTCTAAGGCTAGTTGATGATATTCATCCCAATTTTGAATAACTTCTTCTATTTTCATTTTAACTTCCTTTGAGTTTCTACTACATTTAACGAGGCCCATTAGAGGACGTTTACCGTTATAAGTTCCAATTATAGGCAGTCCGCAAGCCATCGCTTCGAGTAAAGTAAGATTTGGGTGACCCGCTTCTAATTCAGAAAGATGCAAAAATATAGTATGCTCGTTATAAATATTCACAAGCTCTTCTTCATTTGGATCTTTTATCATTTTTAATTTATCATAAGACAATAGATCATCATTGGCTCTGAAAAAATTCATGTTGTTCTCGGGTCCAACTATTGTTATATCCATGTTCAACATTCTAGCGGCCTCAATGGCATATCTAAATCCTTTTCTATCACTTTTTGGATCATCAGCATAACCATTATTTGCAACACATAAAAGTTTGTGTTTTGATGAATTTCTTATTCCTTTATCTCTATATATCTTATTATCAACTCCATGTGGTATATAATAAAGTTTGTCCGTTTTATCAAAATAATCCACCAAAAACTCAGCATAAGTTATTGAAGCCACAGATTGCTTCATAGCTAAAAAATTCTTAGAATATAATGAAGATGACTTGCCATATCTAACCACATGGTGATCGTGTGTCGAAAACACATACGGGAGACCTGAATCTCGCCAAGTATCTATCGCTTGATTGGCAGCATGAAAATGAACAATATCATATTTTAATTTATCTCCATCATATAATTCCCAAGGATAAACTATATCTACTTGATTTCCAAGCTTCTCTAATTCAAGTTTATAGTTCCATATAACCTTTTCGATAGCTCCCCAGCTTTTTGGTGGTATTTCAATTAATCCTAAATTTATCTGTGCTATTTTCATTTAATGTTATTATTTTTTTATTCAAATCTTTTAAAAAATATTATTTTTTGAAACATATAAAGTTCCTCCATTATTATCATCAAGTTTGACTATTTGATAATGGAAACCATTTTCTTTTAATCTATTTAAAATTAAATCCAGATCATTATTTTGATTGTGATGGAACTCTATTATCATATTTTCTATCTTCATTAGATTTCGATATGTTATGGTATCAAACATCATATATTCATCTCCTTCAATATCAACTTTCAACAAATCTATTCTATCTATGTTTTTTTCTTTTATTAAATTGTTTATTGTTATTCCTTCTACTGAAATTTTATCATATCCATCTATTGAATTTGGAAGATGTTTTTTACATTTTTCCAGATCTCTACAACTCACTGTTGTATTCACACGATTAACAAATATATCAACCATAGAATTATCATCTGATATGGCTTTATTAATAATAAAAACATTATCATTATCTTTAAACATTTTTTCCATGTTATCACAACAAGACTTCACAGCCTCGACAGCATATATATCTTCAGCCCCTCTTAACAACATCAGATATGTAAATAAACCCTGATTGGCACCAAGATCAACAACAGTTTCTATTCCTAGTCCTATTTTGTTTAAAAAATCATCATAAGTTTTATTAATAAAGAAATCTCTCCATAAAAAATATAAACAGTCAAAAGGTGTGATTCCTAGTGGAATAACAGCGTCGACATTCACGGGCTCTTTTTTTGTTGGTATTATTTTGTTAAATAAGAAATTGTCATCCATATCATAGAATGATATATCAAATCCATTGATATATGGATCTTTTTCAAAATCAAAAGCCCCCTTTGGTATTGGATTTATATAATATTCAATATTCTTGTTCATATTTGTTTTTGACCAATGAAAAGCTGTTTTTGAATAAGAATCCATCACGGATATTTTCCCCTGAAAATCTTCAATGGATTTGAAATATATGTTATTTGTCTCGGGATCAAATTTTATTGTAAAATTATCTTCTATTGAGGATGATTTTATTTTATTGTCTGTAAAAACACCATATATGTTTAAATCATTAATATTATTCAAATTGACATTATAATTTTTTACTGATATAATTTGATTATTAACAGAATCAATAAATTTTGCAGTTATAGAATAATTATCTCCATCATTTAATGTTATTTTTTTCATATAATATGTTCGATCTTTTATATAATGAGTTGATCTCTCAATAAAATCTCCATTCTTATATTCAAATTCTATTCTTCTATTGTCTGTTATGTTGGACGAATTAAACCAAACAATGAAACTTCTTTTGTCGTTTTTAACGGGCAGTAAAGTCAAATATTCAACTCCAGAAAATAAATTTATTTTTGAATTTTTAAATAATTCATCTTCATTTGTGTCCGCTATAAGAAGATCGTCTTCATAATCAATGAGCTTCTTATAGAAATAGTTCTCCAAGAAATTGTTCACCCCAAGCTGTGAGCATTCTTTATTATATTCCTCAGGTGTTCGAGGATTAGAAAATGTTTTTTCAAAAAATTCCAAATTTGTTATAAAGAAGACACTTTTTAATAAAGTCATATCACCTTCTTTAAATCTCATAAAATAACCATTCTTTTCATATTTTCTTAGTCTATCACAAATGTCATCAATTTTACTTAAATCCGCTTCACTGAAAATAAAATCATAACTTATTGAAATAAGATTTTTATATCCCATTTTATAAGCAAAAGTAGTTGCGTTTTTGATATTATTCAGAACAGTAAGAGATTGATTTAATTGATATTTTTGATCAATTTTATCCAGATATATTTCTACTTTCCCCTCGGGTATCATTGACCAATAATAATTATACAATGTGTGATTGATCAACGGATTATAAGAATCATATAAATAATAATCTGCCATCGCCTGTAATTCTTTATCAACTGGATAATGAGATGCTAATATTATTTTTTTACCATTGTTTTTCAGACTATTTAAACATTGTTTGGTTATATTCTCTTTAATCTTTGTATCTGGATAAGTCATAACCAAGTAAATATCTTCATCTATGAAATTTGATGATGAGATTTTTCTTTCTACAACAGGTTGAATTTCTCTATGAATTTCTTTATACTCTTTTCTATCTTCCACCACCGCTTCTATTTTCATCAATATCAAATCTTTGGAGAACAAGAACAAATCATCCGTATTATTATAAATTATTTCATAACCATAAGGATTTCTATTGTCTAATTTTATCCAGTTATTAAATTCTTTAGAAAATTGAGTTTCTTTTTGATCAAAAACAACATCCCCACTTTTAATATTTTTAATTTTAATATTGAAAACTGGTTCTCCATCACCTTTATATGATAAATAAATTTTATCATCTGTCTTATCATAACTAACAATAAATAATTCTGGATCGATTTCTTTCACTTCTCTCTCATTTTCTTTTTCTCTAATTTCATTTAACATTTTTTCAATATCATCTATGCTCTTTTTTTCTCTAACATTATCAAGTCTCATATGTTTTGTGAATAGAAATTTATCCATATAATAAATATCAAAGTAAAAATCATTATGTTTTGATGTTTCATATAGTTCTATCCATATCGAACCCCAAGGCGATAGGGTAGTTGTTGTATCAAAAACATTTTTATTTTCATCCATATGGACCACAACTCTTATGTTATTAATATCTTTTTGATAAAAATCGCTTAGACACAAATGAAATCTATTATCATTTTTATTATACTCTATAACAACATCATTTGGAGATTTATCATTCACAAAATTATTAATGTCTTTCAATAAAAAATGCTGTATTTTTTCACCTTGTATAGTAGATATTCCCTCTATCTGGGTAGTTAATCTTGGAGCGATACCTTTTGTTTTTGAGCTAAACATATCATTGAACATCAAATCCGACACATCCCATAAAGTTGTACTATAAGCTCTGTTTATATAATTTCTGGCAAATTTTGGAAACATAATTGATTGAATACCAATAATTTTATTTGTTATATACATCCAATCGACATCATCTATTTTTCTTTCAACAGAGGACACTGTTTCGCCAGTCCTAAGATTGCGATCATCACCAAATGACATATAATATATTCTTTCTTTGAGAATATAATCGCAAGCTTTGTATATTTTTTCAGCAAATTCTTCTACAGGCACATTTAATATACAATCTGATTCGAAAACCATCAAAAAATCAATATCATCCGTGAACTCTGATAATATGGCATTTTTAAATGATGTGTAGTTTCCGTAATGCGGTCCTCGTAAAGAATAAGCTCCAATTCTACCAACATCTTGCGGACGAGCACAATTTTCTTTTGGTGGATCTTGTGTATATCTTTTGTTTATATGTTGAACATAATCTATGCCATAATCTTTTAATTTTTCTATATTTTTTATAGATTCTGATTTTCTATCATCTTCTTCCAATAAAAGATGAACAGCCCTGATTTTGTATTTAACATTTTTATTATTCCAAGGAACATTTTTTCTTTCAAAAAGAAAATCTCTTATAAGTCTATTATCTATATCAGGATCTCCCTTTAAATAATGAATAGTTTCTTCAATATCATATTTTCTATTATAAACATCCAGAGGAAATAAAAATTGTGGTATTTGGTGTTGAAGAGCTTCCTTTATAACAAGTGGATTCAATTCTTTGTTCCAACGAAATCCCATAGAAGTAAATAAAAACAAATCACAAGCGTCCAAAAAATCATCTACATCATCTCTTTCACCCCATAAAACACAATTGTTGGGTTTATTTTTCATCAACGGCTCCCAGTAAGTTTTGAAATTATCAGCTTGATTTCCAATGAAATGAAATTTTATTGGCTGATCCACAAGTTTTCTGGCTATTTCAAAAGCGTATGCCTGATTTTTTCTAGGAGTAAAAAGTCCAACATTCACTACATGTTTGAATTTAGGATCTAGCCCCAATTTTCGCATTTTTTCTAATTTGACTTCTTGACTAACTTTATTCTTTTCAACCGGATATTCAATTACTTCTGTTGGTATGCCGAATTTATTAAATTTATAACAGTTATATTGCGAAACAAAAAGAAATTTATCTGGATAAAAAGTCTTGTCATCTGTGTTAAAATCAGATGAATGTGTTGTCTCAAAAATTTTGTATTTTCTATCTTTCTTATATAATTCAGTGGCTAGATCATATGACATGAACAATTCTGGCATTTCCTCCATGTGGATATAATCTGGTTGTATTTTTTCTATTATATCAAGAAGCTCAAATTTATCTTTACCAAGAGTGAAAAAATGATTTGATTTTAAAAGTTTTTTTATTCTATTTTTTTGAATGATGAAATGATCGGATATGTTATCATATTCAACAACATAGACATCTATGTCATTTTTTATTAATTCAATTCTTTTACAAGCAACTTGAGGCATCCCACCTGTTGAACAGTGACTTAATATCATCAATAATTTCTTCATAATATCACTTATTTATTTTTTCTTTTTTTATTAGTTTGTAATTTTTCCATTTTTTGTTCACTACCTAATTTACATCACTTCAAACCATTTTAAAAATGGAAAAAAATGATATTTTTTTAATTATATATATTTTAAACAGAATAAAAGTTTAGTTTAAGATGTTGAAATCATATAAATATAGAATATATCCAAATCAACAACAAAAAGAAATAATGTCTCATATTTTTTTGGTCAAGTTAGGTTTGTATATAATCTTGGTTTAGAAACAAAAATTAGTGCTTATGTTGGAAATAAAAAACATCTCAAATGTTTTGATTTAAATAAACAAATAACTGAATTAAAAAATACTGATGCTCCTTGGTTAAAAGAAAGTCCATCTCAAGCATTACAAATGAGTATGGCTAATTTAGATAATGCTTACACCAATTTCTTTAAAGGTTCGGGTTTTCCTAAATTTAAATCAAAATATGCTAAACAATCATTTCAGTTGCCTCAAGGTGTATTTTTGAGTGAAAATAAAAAACAAATCTTTATACCCAAATTAAAATTAGTTGATATAGATTTACATAGAGAATTTAAAGGTGATATAAAAACGGTAACGATTAGTAAATCAGTAACTAATAAATATTATGTATCTATATTGGTTGATACTATTGAAAAAAAAATCTGATAAAAAGGAAATAAAATTAAAAACTAGTGTTGGAATTGATTTAGGCATAAAAGATTTTGTAATAACTTCAGATGGAAAGAAATTCAAGAACCAAGATTTCTTTAAATCTGCTATGAAAAAGTTGAGGATAGAGCAGCGATCCTTGGCTAGAAAAAAGAAAGACTCTAACCACTACAAAAAACAAAAAATGGTCGTCGCTTTATTACACGAACATATCCGTAATCAAAGACAGAACTATTTACATAAAATAAGTAGGTATTTGGTTGATAATTATGATACCATATGTGTAGAGGATTTAGCCGTATCAAATATGGTTAAAAATCATAAATTAGCAAGAGCAATAAGTGATATGGGTTGGTCTGAATTTAAATCTATGATTGAATATAAGTGTGATTGGTATGGAAAAAATTTAAGTGTGATAGGTAGGTTTGATCCATCATCAAAAACTTGTTCTAAATGTGGAACAATCAATAAGGATTTAACTTTAAATGATAGAGAATGGATTTGTCCTAAGTGTAATGAAAAGCACGATAGGGATATAAATGCTGCTATAAATATAAAGAAAATAGGGTTGAGGAACCAGCCCAGCGTCACTCAAAGTGAATGGTTACATTGTGCTTGTGTCGTAGAAACTACTACATCTTTAGTGTAGTAGTGGTTCATATTTTCATATCCAATGCTTTTGTAATACCCAATATTATTACTTATTATTCTTATTGATATTTTTTTATCTAAAATCATTTTATGAATTGGTTTTATTTATATATATAAATAAAAGGAGGTCCTATTTCAACTTCCAGTTAAAAAAAAGATAAAAAATGAGAATTTCGTCACAAAATAGCCAGTTCATATTCCAGTTACCGGTCGATTTTATAGCACCATATTTATATGAAAAATTTCAAATATTTTTGGACAACAATAAAATGCCATATGACAATGCAATAGATTATTTGAACTCTACAATTAAAACGATCGGATTCCCAGGTGTTAATTATGAAATGGTAACTCAACGAATATATGGTGGAAAGACAGTAGATTATAAAGCCGCTAAGAATTTATTTGATTCTTTCTCTCACGATGTTACTATAACATTCAGAAGCGTCGATTCACATACGAATTACTTTATGTTGCAAGAAATAACACAAGAATTTTATCAGAACACAAGAAAATTATATGTTCCGGATTTCGCTATAAATATATTAGATAAAAATGGTGATTTGATATATACCATTATATTTAAAAACATACTTTTGAAATCTCTTGGGGAGCTACCTTTGCAATATAATAAACAAGATTTCGGTGAAAACACTTTCAATCTAACTTTCTCTTATAATTATTTTGATATTATCTGGGAGATGAGAAGATCTTCTGCCGAAGATACTGTAAGTATATTTGATTTGCCTTATGATTATTATGCTCGAGATATCAGTCCTAATCCACACTTTGAGACTTTGCAAACAACAAAAGACCGGCTAAATACTCGATTGAAAGATATGGAAGAAGGTATCAAAAAACCTGGAGCCGAGCTAGATAAAAAAGAAATATGAAAAAAATGATAGTAAAATTATTCGAAGAATTTAGTGAAAACAAGCTAGGATGTCTACTTATCAATTTACATGTTGAAAACTGGGGAAATATTGTTAAAGATTTGGTTGAAGAAGATGATTTATATAAACCAGATGATGATTATGGTTATGATAAATATGCTCATACTACAATATTATTTGGACTTCATAACTATAATGGTATACAGAAAGATTTAGATGATTTTTTACCAAAATTGGAAAAAATAGATGATATAAAAATGGATGATAAATTATCTATATTCGAGAATGATGATTTTGATGTTGTTAAAGTTAACGTTTTTTCAAATAAGATGAAAAAGTTAAATCAGAAGATCAGAAAAGAATTTAAATACACAAATGAATATGATGAATATAGCCCACATATGACAATTGCTTATGTTAAAAAAGGATCGGGTAAAAAATATTTGGATAAAAAAATAAAATTACCTAAATTTGTAGTTTCTGATTATGTTTATTCTGATCCAGATTATAAAAAAACAAAAATAAAACCATGAATTTACTCTACATAGATAGAATGAGAAAGACAAAGGGGGATAATGGAGAGTTACATCCCTTTATAAAAGATCACGAAAAGGATTATGTTTTAAGAAAATTTGGAGATCGTCTTTTTTATCCAGAGATATTCTGGGATAGAGGTGATTATTTGGCCGGATATTTATCTCACATTGCCGAAGCAAATGATATTCAAGCTGTTGTAGGATATTCTGCTGGTGGCTATATGGCAATGAATATATCAAATAAATATAAGATTCCAGCTTTGATGTTTAATCCAGCCATAGCCGAAAATTGTAAAGCACCTGAACTTCAACCCCCTGATGAAAAAATGAAATCTTCACCAAGATATAAAGATCAAATTATAGTTCTCGGTGAACAAGATACACGTGACACTGGTGGAGTTGATTACCCACTTGTGGTTGAATATTTAAACAAAATGAAATTTAAAGAAACTGGTGGTGAGATATTCGTTGAACCAATGGGACATGCTCCGTCAATTGAGATATTTGAAAAATATTTTGATTATTTTCAAAATAAATATATGAAAATATAATTATTTGATCGTTACTTTTTCCGAGCCACACTTCGGGCATCTTCTGCTTTTATCTTTAAAAACACTAAGAAATCTTGGTTCTTTACCATTATAACCACAATCCGAGCACATATAACTATCCATTTTTTCCTCATTTAACATAAAATCTGAAAAAGTAATGATGTTAGACTCAAACTTTTTATTTTTATTTTTCTTTTTAACTTTATATGGTAATTTTCCTTTATTTCCCCACCCATCTTCCCAGACCCACTTCCATTTTTTGGGTGTCTTTTCCACAGAACCATATTGCCCGCGTTTAGCGAAAATGAGTTTTCTTTGTTGTTCTGATTTTGCTGGCATAATAAACTTTATTATTTTTGTTATATATATTAAATGTAAAATCTCAAAAATTGGAAAAATAAATATTAATTTTTTTAAAACCTCGTGATATTATCATTATATAAACTATGAAATTTAACCTTTAAAACTAAAATATATGAATGAAGAACTAACTAAAACTGAAACAGTGGATTTTGATGAAATGTATGAATTATTAAAAAACGAAAACAAAATCCTGAAGGCGAAAGACAAAAAAAGAATTGAAAAACTTCCAAAAAATTATCTCTATTTTTTAAAAAAACTTGAAAATCCAACAATAAATTTTGATTTGGTCAGCCCTGGCGAAGTCATAAATGGTAAAATTATTGAAATAAATTCCAGAGATATTGTTATAGACATTGAATATAAAGATAATGTTTATGTTGATAAAAAAACTGTTGATCAGAATATGTTGGACTCTATCAATGTTGGTGATTTGATGGATGTTATGATAATGGAAATAGTTGATAATCCTTATTGTATAAAAGGATCGATATCAGAATTAATGAGAATTAATATTTCAAATGTTGTTAAAGAGCATTATAAAGATAATAAACATTTTTTTGCTACAGTTTTAGATTCAAAACCAGCTGGTTATAATTTGAAGTTGGAAATAGAAGGGCAGATAGCAGATGCTTTTATGCCAAACACATTGGCTGGTGTCAATAAACTTGTCGATCAAACAAGTATAGTGGGCCAACGGTTTGAAGTTATGATAGAAACGCTAGAACAAGATAAGGGAGTCTATGTTGTCAGTCGCAAAAAATATTTAGAAAGCTTGGTGCCTGAGAGAATAAAATTGCTTAGAAAAGAAGATAAGAATAAAGTCTATACAGGATTTATCACAGGAACAACTCCATTTGGTGCTTTTATAGAATTTGAAGAATATTTAACTTGTATGATATATAGAAACAATGTCAATGAGGAATGGCGTGATGATGAAAATTGGAACAGACTAAAACCAGGCATGATGATAGACTTTTATATAAAAGAAATTACAAAGAAATTTAAAATAATTGCTACTCAGGTTCTTAGAGATTCATTGTGGGACACTATAAAAGTAGATGATGAAATTAGAGGCAAAGTTATAGCGTTGAAACCTTTTGGAGCACTTATTCAGTTAGATGAAGAAACAAATGGATTGATACAAAATACTTATCTCACAAAGAATAAAATAATTTTACATTTGGGCCAAGAAATTGATGTTCGAGTCACAAGTATAATGCGAGATGAAAGAAAAATAAGCCTTTCTTTAAAATAATAATAATAAGGAAATCTTTTTAATTATATATATACAAGAGTGGCCCGCTTATTGTGAGCCACTCTTTTTTCTAAAAAAAAATAAAATAAAATATGGAATTCAAGTTGTTTAGTGGGGAGAAAATTGATGATGTTGGTCAATATCTTCGAGATTATTATAAAAAATATCCAGATATAGAAGTTTATGTTGGGTGCGATTCAAACAATCATGGTAGAATAACAAAATATGCTACTGTTATAGCCTTATTGCGTCCAACAAAAGGAGTTCATGTTATATACAATAAATTCTCTATAAAAAGACAACGCGATTTGTTTTTAAGATTATGGAAAGAAACTGAGTGCGCGCTCGAGGCATCTACCATAGTTCAAGAATCATTGGAAGATGTATATTTGACAGATGATAAATCCATACCAACTATACACCTTGATTACAATAAACAGGCTAAATTTAAATCACATATTGTACACGATGCCGCAATAGGGTATTTAATTGCCAATGGATTTACAAAAGTTCAAACAAAATCAGACGCTTGGGCAAGTAGTTTCTGTGCCGATATGCTTGTAAATAATTAAAAAATTTTTATGCAGGAAATTTTAACGTATATAATAATAACACTATCAATATCTTATACAATATATAGTTTTTTTAAAATTCTTTTAAATGAAAATCCCTACAATCATCACTGTTCTAAAAATTGTGCAAGTGATAGTTGTGGGAATTTAAAAAGAATTAAAAATAAAGTTATTCTTTGATCATTTTAGTTATTAAAGTTCCATTCTGATGAGTTGTTTCATAAAAAAGATATCTTGATCCATTTCCAGTTAAGACCAATACTTCTTCTGTATATAGCATGTATGATGAACTAACGTCCATAAAAGATGATTGTATAAATTTATAATCGTCTATTGTTATATCGCTCAAAAGCCCAACTCCAACATGCACCTTATCGCCATTAATGAATTCGAGTATATCTCCTCTTTTTGCATAAATAGAATCCTGTTTTGATGGATAATTTGCAATAGAGTCCTGACTAATTACCGTATTATCATTTTTTTCCTTCAAAATAATATTATTATTTTGTAAGAAGTCTATTGGTATGTAAGAAAAATACCCAACTCCAAAGGCCAATACGAAAATAATTAGCATTTTTGCTAAAAAAGGCATTTTTTCTTTCTCTGATGTTGAATCATTTGCTGGAACATTAACTTTGTAGTTGGCATTGGCATCAATTAGTTCGTCAATTTTTTTAAGATGATTTCCCATTTTGTTGTGTGTTTTTATTGTTTGTTATTGTTTTTCTTTTAAAATTTCTGATCGGCGATGATTTAAAATTTCTTGTATAGCATAGGCGTCTTGAATATTTAGTTTTCTTATAACAAGCGAAGCCATACCATAACCATTTATTGTCAGTGTTGTACCGAGTAAAGATGCATTAACCACAACATCGGATATGATATCAATTGGTATAGTCACTTTATCTTTATTTAAAAGATTTTTGTTGCGGCGGCTATATCTAACATAATAGTCATCGATTTCGATCACATAGGGTGTCAATATCGGACCGAGCCTTGTTATGTCTGATGTGAATTTATAATACATTCTAAATATTTTAAAAAGAGTTTTTCAGCTTTTTCAACGCTTTCTTTGTATTCGTTGAATTTTATCCAATCGTCAATGGAGGGTATTTCAATTTTCTTTTTCATTTTTCTAATAAAATTACATGATATGATTTTCACCATTACCATATTCAATGAAACGATTTTTCTTAGGTGAAACAATCAGTTTTAAGTTCAATTTTTTCAATTTTTTCATTAGTAATCATTTACTGATACAAAGGTAAGAACATTATTGAACATAAAAAAAGTTTTTTCAATGAAAAAGAAAGAATTTTTTTATTTTTCTTTTTTCTTCATTGAAAAAAACTCTAAGGATAAAACTTTGAAGCGACATTTATTTTTTTGTTGCTTCAACCGATGCTTTTTTATAAGGCGTGACAAGTTTTTTAATCTCTCCCAATGCTTTTCTCACGTCGGCTTCGGCTGTTTTATTACCCTTTTCAACAAATTTCTGATGTCTCTCTTCTACAATCTTAACTTGTTCTTGAATTTTTGCATAAAGTTCTTCTAACATAATAAGAATAATTTATTTTTTGCTGGCTTGAAAACCAGTTAATACATGTCATTTTATATGAAGAACATAAAAAAGTTTAAAAATAATCTTTAGAAATTTAAAATTCTAGCGGTTTAAAACCACTTATTGATGGTTTATTATTTAATATTATAGCCATATAATCATTGAAATCATTCAATTTATTCGATTCTTTTATCTCTTCCCATCCCCAGTTTTCTTCATTCCAAGGATCATCTTCTAAATTTTGTTTTTTTCTTATTTTCCTTTGTTTTTTTTCGAATGGAACGAGTTCATCTGGACTATAATTAAATGAATTATCTGTGTTCCAATTAACCGATATTGGATAAGAAGTATAATTTATGTTTATATATGTTATTGTTCCATCGTTTTTACCAATCATTTCTCTTGAAAAAGCTTCTGGATAGCCATCATGTTTACCTATTAATTCTTCTCTTAAAGAAACATGTTGTCCAACATAAAAATTCTCGATAGATTGTTCGTTTATGTAATTAAAAGATTTATATTTCAATAATTTGTTTTCTTTTATATCTTCCCATCCCCAGTTTTCTTCACCCCAGGGATCATCTTCAAGATTATATTTTTTTTTAGGTTTGCCTCTAATGGTCATCAACTCATCACAGGATATTATTGTTTTATCATCTAGTTTAACTCTAGAAACATTCGTTGGAGAAGAAATATGTTTACTTTTGTGTGTTATAATGTATTTGTCGTGTGTATAACGAAGTTCTCTGTTGGATGAAAACCCAAACCAACTATATCCCAATGAAAAAAGAAATCTTGTAATTCTATAATATTCTTCTTCATCATTCACAATTATAGCCAGATCATCATATACATCTTCATTATTTTGTTCTTTTATCTCTTCCCATCCCCAGTTTTCCTCATTCCAAGGATCATCCTCTAGATTGGTTTTTCTTTTTCTTTTTTCTGCTTTTGATGTCAGTGGATAAATATTATCATAATCAACCCAATAAGATCTATGGTCTGGATCCATTCCGCCAGCATTATGTAAATCATCATTAAATCTTGTTTTAAATTTGACGAGAACTCGATGACTTACCCGTTGATATTCTATCAATGTAATTTGTCCAATTTCACCATTAAATGATATTAGTCCATAATTACCCATTACTCTAACGATGTCTCCAACATTAAGATCTTTTTCATCCATAATCATATATATAAAAAATTAAACTTATAATTAATATTTTATTATATCTAAGAAAAAAAAATTATTTTATGAAAATAAGTGTTATAATGGCAAGTTATCTCAGCATACCTGGAAGACAGAATTTGGATCAAAAATTTCGTAGAGCAGTAAACTCATTTATAAATCAAACATATCAAGATAAAGAATTGATAATTGTTTCTGATGGATGCGAAATAACAAATAAATTATTCCAAGATTATTATTCAAATAGAGATAATATTAGATTGATTTCTATACCAAAACAACCACCTTATTCTGGAATGATGAGAAATGTTGCTTTTAACATTACAAATGGTGATATAATATGTTATTTGGATGCTGATGATGTTCTTGGAAAAACTCATTTACAAACAATTGCGGATCAATTTGACACGAGTGAATATGATTGGGTTTATATGGATGACTATATGACACTGGACAAAGAATTTAAAAAACTTCATATAAGAAAAGTTTATCCTAGATATGGTAGTATCGGGACAAGCTCGATAGCCCATAAAAATCCAAAACTATTGAAAAATGGAGATAAGATAAAATTCAATATTGGTTATGGGCATGATTTTTTATTTACAATGACACTCAACGCGTTAGGATTGAAATTTAAGAAATTAGATAAAATGGCACAATATATAGTGTGTCATTACAGAGATTATGATGGATAATGTATTTTTTTCTAAATCTTTTTTGATTTAATAGAATATAAAGACAATGATATTAGATTTTAGTAAATATTTAGAACAGTTAAATGAAGGGATTATAAGAACTTATGATATTGATTTTGTTATAGATAAAAGTCTGCAAAGATTATCCGTTCTAAATGTAAAATACGACATAGTTAAAAATCCAAACAATACAATAAAATTGACAATTTATGATTTTAATAAAATTATTATTAATCATTTATTTGGATTATTAAATAAGAATTTCACAAATTTATTTGGATGGTTTCCGACATACATGTTTCTAACTAATTTATCTGGTATGAAAAATTCAATGAATTATGATGAGAATTATCTAGTAAAAACTTATGAGTATTTGGGAGAAGTATCGATATTATATGAATCTAAATTCGATTTAATATCTGATATGCCCCCAAAATTATATCACATATCAATACAAGAGCACTCAAATAAGATATTGTCTATTGGAATTGTCCCAAAAACAAAAAACAAAATATCTTCACATGGTAATAGGATCTATGTTTGTTCAAGCTTGAACGATTGTATAGATTTAATAGACAATATGAAATTTTATTTTTTTAATAAAAATGAAAAGATAAATACTAAATGGATAATTTATGAAATAGATACATCTGATTTGGATATTTTATTATATAAAGACCCAAATTATCCAGACAGGGGGTATTATTTATTAGGTAATATTCCACCAAAAAATTTGACCATTGCTTTAAAAGAAAATTAATCGTACCAATATTCTTCTCCCCAGGGATCATCTTCTAGATTTAAATGTCTCTTGGATGGTTTTGGAATTTTGAATTTATCAAAAACTATGATACCAAAAGCACAAACATTATTACCATCAGTTAATATGATATTTATTCTATTTCCTCCTATATCAAGTTTTTCAAAACGATTTACAATATATCCTTTTCCACTATTGTTGTATATAGTGGACAAAATTAAAAACACAGGCTTTCCTTTAAATTCTTTATTTAGATATTCTACTAGTTTGTTAACATCACCTCTAAAATATTCTTGGAGATAAAAATAAAAATCAATTTCTATACCGTCTTCTCTTTTTAATTGTTGCTGTTGTTCGAATAAATGGAAATTCTTAATCATCAAAAAACTGTCTATTTTTTTAATATATATATAAAAGAATGAAAACTGAATTTTATAATTTTTTGAACGAAAAATTTTCTGATGACGATCCATTTGGTGAAGACGGCACAGTAAGAATGTTCATTATTCTAGCGGAAGATGGAAGAAGAATATATTTATCCAAAAATGTAAAAAATGAAGCAGAAGCCATTAAGAAATTCGAGAAAAAAACTGGTTGTACTGATGGTGAGGAATATGGTAAAGTTAAAGCGGTAGAAACCAATCAAGGAGAAGTCAACGTCATCATAAGAGATTTAAGAAGAGAAAAAGCAAAAGTAATTATTCAGTAATAATTAATACAGAAAATTTATAGAAATAATACGGAATAAATACAGAATATATTACACTTGAACGGTTAAGAGAAGAGTTTCAAAGCTTAACATCTTGGAAGTAAAGTGATCTCGGCGAGACTCGAACTCGCAATCTAAAGTTCCGCAAACTTTTATTCTATCCATTGAACTACGAGATCTTAAAATATTATGTGCCCTCACTATGACTCGAACATAGGATTCTCTTGGATGTAAGCCAAGTGCTTTAAACCAACTAAGCGATGAGGGCTTTTATGTGTTCCCAAATGGAGTCGAACCATTGTCCTTTGGATGTGACCCAAATATTCTCAACCTCTAAACTATGGGAACGAAAATCAAATAATTTTTTTAGAGCGGCCAGTGAGGCTCAAACTCACGACCCTTGGCTTGGGAAGCCAATATTCTATCACTGAACTATGACCGCATAAATTTCGTAAAATTTTTGTGGAGAATGCGAGATTCCAACTCGCCTGAATATTCCTCGGTGCAAACGAGGTGACCACGCTAGCAGTCCCATTCCCCAAATTTTTCAGATTACTTTTTGTAGAATTACAAATTACAAGTTTGTTCCTTTTTTGTTTGCTGTAAGTAATCTTTTTAGTATTATAAATTTCTTATAATATCTTCTATTTTCTCTATTTTCAAATTATCAGCCAAATAATCTGAAATTTTTATCATTATGTTCTTACATTCTTCTATATCTTCATTTGTCATATTCACTTCTATATTATAATCTTTCTCTAATCTATATTTCATATTTTTTATAAAATCCTTATAAACATTTAAAATTCCTCTTTTAGCAGATGAATTTGAATCACAAAAAGGCTCAACAAACATCCATTCAAGATATTCATAATTTTTGAATTTTTTGGAATAAGGTTTATATCTTATCTCATATAATTGTGCGATGAAATTTCTTATTTCCTTTTTCCAATGCTCGATATTACCAGTTTTATTTTTTATAATTTTAACTTTTAATAAATGATAAAATAACATATAACCTATTCCACCTATTCTTTCATGGGCAGTTTTACGATAGAAGGCGTGCTCGAAAAGAGTTGTTCTAATAATAAAATCTTCAAAATCTTTTAGTATGTTCATGTTTTTTATATTGATGAATTTTAATTTTGTTTTTATTTTTGTGTTCCTGAGTGGATTTGAACCACTGGCCCCTACTCTGTCAAAGTAATGCTCTCAACCAGGCTGAGCTACAGGAACTTGATTTTTATATTGACTCATAAAATTTTAAAAAATTATTTATTTCATTTTCAATATATTTTTTATTTTCTTCATTTGTTGGATTCTTCCATTTTATTCTATAAACTTTTATACCAACATTCTCTAGTAAATCATCTCTTATTTTATCTTTTTCAATTCTTTCTTCATAATAATGTTGTTTCCCATCTATTTCTAAATCCAATTTTTTATTTTTAAAATAAAAATCTCGGTTTTTTCTGTTTCGAACTCATATTCTTAGTCTGGGTGAGTGGACTCGAACCACCGGCCTCTTGATCATACCACACTTACTTTCATAAGCCATTTCTGTTGTAGTCTGGACTTTACCTTCACCATATCTTTTAAAGAATTAGGTGGTTGCCGTCAAGTCTCTACACCTTCCTCATTATATGAGGCTTGGCTCGGTATTGTCGTCATCTTTATATGTTACGAGTTCCACCGACTTTGACAACTTTATTGCCTTTTTGTTTCCAAAAAGCTAGGGATTAAATTACCCAAATCAAGAAATCTACCAACTGATATACACCCAGTTATTTATTTTTGTGCCCTCCATTATTATTTCTTTTAAAACATTTTTCTTCATAAAAATTTTTCATATATCTTTTCATCCATTTGCCAATTTTTTGTTGTTTTATATTAGTTAAATCTGAAGCTTTTTTCACCCATCCACGTTTAGAAAAATCAATATCGCTATTTTTTATCTTTTCCATTAAAGGTTTATATTTTTGAAAAGTTTTTTCCCTTACATTTTTCATTTTTCATGAACACATGGTTTATTGTAGAACCAGTCAAGAGAATCGAACTCTTATTTTCAGCTCCAATTACGATTAAATGTTTCGAAGACATTATCGGCTAGACTGGCATATTACGTCTCTTCTTTTCTAATTGAATCAATTCAGATATTATCAAGAATTTTAACTTTTTTTCGGAATACTTTTTTTACCACCAGATGCGATTTTTTGTTTGCTGTAAGTATTCATTTCAAAGTTTTTTCGGAATACAATTTTGATTTTCGAAGTCAATTTTAACCTTTTTATTTGCTGTTTGTATTCCTTTCATTCTTTAGAAAAAAATATTTTTGACCATTCATATTTTTTATTTCACATTTATCTTTAAAAGAATCTTCTATAGATTTTATATAAAAATTTATTTTTCTATCGTCTTCCGAGAATATTGTAAATATTAAATTTGTTTCTTGTTGAGATGAATATTTCAATAAAATATATGATAAAGAATTAAATATTTTTATAGTATCACCATAGTTAGTTTCTTTTTCCACTACATCTTGTAATTCTTTATATTTGCTTTCATATTCATCTGGAGAAATCAAATCTTTTGTCATTTTTATATATTTGTCATGTTGGTATTTTGTAGTAAAAAACACATTATAATGCTTTCCAACTAAATCATCATAAAATAATTCTAAAATCATAATATATTCTATATCATTAACTTTAAAAAAGAATATTATATCATTTTCATACTTATATCTAGGTGATTGTATATATCTCCATTCAAAATAAACATAATTTGGATTAAATTTTATTTCTTCTAATATTAATTTAAATCTATCATATTTTAATATACCTATCTTATTAAATTTTCCGTTTGGATGAAATTCCATCTTATCGCCTATCGTATCTTTTATTTCTTCAATAGATTTATGATCTTTAATCATTTGTCTATATTTATCATTGACTTCTTTTGTCCAGTGCTCATTGAATTTCATATAAAATATATATCAATTATTTTAAAATTTGTTTGTATTCTTTTTTGTGGTGAAGATGGGATTCGAACCCACATAAATCCGTTACGATTAACTAATTTAGGAAATTAGGTCGATACATCACCATTGCAACCACGACACTTTTTCTTATGAGAGAGAGCGGTTAGAGGTAATCGAAACCTCATCTAATGCGTGGAAGGCATTCATAATAACCATTATACGATAACCGCGTTTTTGAGTAAGTGATGGGACTTGGACCCACAACCTCAACGTTGGCAACGTTGCTATCTACCATTGATATACACTTACATGTTTTAGAATCAGAATATTTTTTTTTCATTATTCATTTTCTTCATTTGATGCGATGGAAATATCGAAATTTCATCTTATCTATACCACAGATATATTCTACCATTGAACTACATCGCCAATTATACTGAAATTTTTTAAATTTCAGAATGAGCCGCCTGAGGGATTCGAACCCACGCGGAGCCGAAGCTCTCCAGTTTACAAAACTGGCGGAATCAACCACTATCCGAAGGCGGCATGTATTTTTGAGGTTCCAATAGAATCCGGGTCTATATTTCTATATTACGAATATAGTGTGTTACCAATTACACTATGGAACCAAAAGAGAGAACCGGTCAAGGGATTCGAACCCTTATTTTCAACTCCAATTACAAGTAACTGCTTAGAAGGCAGCCTTGGTTACACCGGCCTATTTTTTCCAACTTCCAAGATGTCAAAGAACGAAAGCTTAATAAAAGCCCTGAAGGCACAAACTTTCAGCTTTCAAAAGTTCTGTTTCCAATTATTCAAATAACTTATAAACAAAAAACCCAATCTTTTTTGAGACTGGGTTTGACTTTTGTTTTTCGATTAAATATCCATTATTTGCATAACAAAGTCAAACCCTCAGAACGTGTGCCTGTGGTGGCTGGTCTTCCAACTACGGGGGTATTGTTGATGTTTATGTTAATAATGTTTTTCATTTCTATTATATATTTAATCAAAAAACTCGTTTTTTTCCAATTTTTTTTACTTTTTGCTCTTATTCTTGTAATAAAGATATCCACAGAGAATAAGAAGTCCGATAATAATAATTGGATCATATCTTTTAATTTTTAGATTATAGAACAAAATTATAAAAAAGTTTTAAAATAAAAAAATATTTATGAATTTTATTCCTCGTATTCTATCATTAAAGATTTTCATTTTTTTTTAATCTTCAATTATGTAGGCACAATTTATTCCATTTTTAAAATATTTTTCTTTTAAATTTGATGGTAATTTGACGGTTTCTTTATAATCATTATTTATCAATTCTTTTGCCATATTTTCAACAGAATTATATATTCTTTCTATTTTTTTTGTGCTAAACTCATTTTTAAAAAAGTCTATCCAATAAGGATCTTCAAAATCAATATTTGTAATATCGCCAATTTTGTTAAATTGTATAGTGAACATTATTCCCTCTAATCCTTCTTCAATATTATATCCATCGATGGCGAAGGTTCTCTCTGGTATTTCTGTTAAATATTCCTCTTTATGTGGATTTGGAGTTATTTTTGAGCACATCAATCTTTTCATATTATTATTTTTTTAATTTTTTATTTCTATATATTAATTCTTACTCATTTAAAATTTTATGGGCTAAAAATCCCATTATACAATAATCTGGCAAATGTAGAAAATTTGGATTATAATTTTCTGGATCGCCGTTGTGTTCGTAAAAATCTTTTACAAATTGTTGTCTTTCTTCTTTCGTCCAACCATCCCACACTCTTTCATCCACGTCATTACATCCGTGTTGACCATATTCATAGCTTGCTTCTTTGAGACAATAAGCCGCTAACTTTTTTTCCTTATCATTCATTATTCGTTTCTCCCTCAAATTCTTTTTTCAATTTCAAATAACTTTCATATCTTCTTTCTTTTGCCCACTTTTTATCGAGCTCGACTCTTTCCACTCTTCTGGCAAACTCATCGTCCGTCTCCAATTCATATCTCTGTATTTCTATTAAAAAATGTCCATCCCAAGAATTGTTTTCTGAGTAAAAAGGTTCGACATAACTTGATGTGATATAATCATCGTCTTGAAATTCAAAATCTTTTATATCTTTCCACTGGAAACAAGAATCGCTTGTTTTATGAAATTTTGTTCTTAATTTTTTTTCTTTATTCATAATGTCACAAATTTAAAAAAAATAATTTTAATAAAAAAAAAATAATATATAGAAGAAATAAAAAAAAATAAAACCAATGATAAAAAAATTTCATTCTTTCATAGGTGAAGGAAAATTGGAAGATGATAAAATGGATCCAATAGATATGCGTAAAAACATTCCATCTTACACAAGTAAAATTATAAAAGGAAAAGAACTGAGTCAAGAACAAATTGATTGTATAGATCAAGCTAAGGAACAATTTAATATAGACGTTACGAATGGGTGGTTTATATTTGGTGAAGAAACAGATAGAGAAATCGATCATGGTGGATATAAATATCTTATTTATGTTTTCCCTGCTGAGGATCCATATTTTGATTGTGATATAGGACAAGAAGAATTCTTCCCGCCTGATGTCAAACTAGATTATATGGGCGAATGTGAATATGGTTATAATGGGAGTCTCGAAAGATTAAAAAAATCTTTAATAAAAACTGGATTCTTTAGATATGTGCCCTTAGATGATAGAGACAATTTTATAGATGAAAATGATAACGAACCAGAATTATTTGAACAATTCGAGGATCCAGCGTCATATGGATACCCAGAAAAAAAAGAAAAAAAGGAAACTGATAATTCTGCGAATTCCAGGAGTTCTAACATCATTGAAGAATTATATTATTTTTATTTTACAACTTTAACTACTCTAAGAATTGGAGATGTTGTTATTTATAAGAATGAAAAACATAAATATAATAATAGTGAATTCATTTATAATGGCATAAGAAAAGAAGACGACAAGTTCATACTCAAGCACGATGATAAGACGTTTTATGCTACAAAAGATAGAGTTTTCAAGAAAAATATATTAACAGATAAAGAGAAGATGAATAAGTTCAAGAAAGTTTTATATTTCATGGTTGAAAATGGAGATATAAGTAAAAAGGAAGTTGATGATTTTATTGATATCAAAATTAATGATCCTTGGGGCGAGGATTGGGTAAAAAAATAAAAAAATGGCCGCTTTCAAATAGCGGCCATTTTTTTTTAATATTTGCCTCTTATGGCTCTCAGTTTTTTACGATCTTTTCTGAAATCTTTATTATTTATAAGATCATCTTCGTCGTTTCCAATTTGACGTTTCTTATTTCTTTCTTGCCTTTTCTTCTCTATAAAGTTTTCATTTTCAGATGATTTTATATTTAGAATTGGTTTTATTCTATCTATAATTGTTACTGTGTCGCCGATTGAGCTTTCGATCATGTCAGCCTTTTTATAAGCGAATGGTGATTCGTCAAGAGTATCCTTAGTCACAGAAGTCGAATATATTCCTTTCATAGACTCTTTGAATTTATCGAGATCTATCTTACGATTGGCTTCACCACGACTCATTACACGACCAGCTCCATGAGGGCTAGAATAATTGAACGTTTCGTTGGATTTACCAACACATATCAATGAGCCATCTCTCATATTCAATGGAACAATGATTTTTTGGTTTTCGTAAGCGGATATGGCTCCTTTACGAATTATCATGTCCTTGAAATCTATATAGTTATGAACAGAATGTATCACATCTCTCATTTCTTTCACACCCAATATATCAAGTATGATGTTCATCATAGTCCAACGGTTCAGATCAGAGTAGAAATACATGAATATCATATCCATAAAATAATCAATAGCATATTGACCTTCAAGATATTCCAGCCCATTAATATTGACACCATCTAAAAACAGGCCGAGTTCTTTTTTAGCATCATCTATTAATTTTGATATATTGGTCTTATCTTCTGTGGTTTTAACAATATTATCTATTTTAGATTTCAGTTCATTGCTTCTTTTATTATCCAAAAGTTTTTTAGCTATATCCTGATGATATTCACAAACTCTTTTACCAAGATTTCTTGATCCAGAGTGTATCAATATCCATATATCACCGTTGGTTTCTGATTTTTCAAGTGATATAAAATGGTTCCCCGATCCGAGCGATCCAATACTTTTTACAGCATTGTCATCAGTTTTGACCTTCTTGATTAAATTTAAAAAATAATCATAATCAAAATTAACGGGCGAATAATTTGTGCCAAACTTTTCATTATATTTAACAATGAACTTATTGGCCATTTCGTTAGTTTCATTCCAACGATAATCTTTTTTAAAATCAACAACAGGCTCATTGTGTGTTTTGGTTCCCATCGGCACGTTTCTCTTTATTAAAGTGTCCAATCTATCTAATTTCATAGAAAGTTCGTTTCCTATATTTACACACAAAACACCACATGATATATCAACGCCGCAAACGTTTGGAACAATTTTATCTGTCATAGGCATAGTAAATCCCACAACGCATCCGGCACCAGCGTGAGCATCAGCCATTATAGCTATATTTTCAGTAAAAGCGGGATGATTAACCATGTTATATAACTGGCTAAGAGCACTATCTTCTAACTGATCGATAGTTATTAAAGCTTTACCATATTTTCCTTTTATTTCAAACATAACTTGTTTCTCCTTTTATTTTTTTTTTCTATAAAAAAATCCCATCTGTAATCTACAGATGGGATCAATAAATCCTTTCTTAATTACAGTACAAAAAATTAAATTTTAATTTGATCTCTTTTCATTGTTTCTTTGTTTTTTAATTTCTTTTTGAAATCCTCCGCAAAGCGATCATCTCCTTGCATCGCCTCTGATAAAATCAGGGCTTACAGTAAAACAATTCCCTGAAGGTGACCACCAGCTTACCACATTGATAATTCATGCAGAAAGCGTGTAGCCAGTTGTTATAAACAATAAAAATTATTCCCACAGATTTCGTTTGAGAACGAGTTTTATTGATGTTACCACTTTACTTTGTTTGTATTCAATTTTTTCAAACATATCCCAACCCTCATTAACGAGTATGAATAAAACTCGTTCAATGTTATCGAATTGGTCTGGTCTAAATGTCATTTCTAATTTTGCTTCCATAATTTTTACAGTTTATAACATGGTATTTAAATATTAATCATAATTTAACCAAAGTTTATCATAATAATATATTTGATCATCAGTTAGATTATTTATCCATTCCTCAAAGAGAATTTGATATTTGGGTGAATTATTTATTCTCCACTCGTTTTTCAAATATTCATAAAGTCTTTTAGTCATAGATTGCGACTTTCTTATCCCTTTTTCTATCATAAGCTTTCTTGTTCTTGTGAACTTTATGATTAGCAGTAAATCCAAAACCGATTTCAATTTCACGAGCAGCCATCTTATTAGCCTTTATGAAATCATCGATTCCGAAGCTCATTTTGTTTATGTTATCGGTCTTTTTCATTGTTGTGTGTTTTTATTTCGTTGTTTGATGATACAAAGATAAGACCATTTTTGCTATTAAAAAAATATAAACAAAAAAAGATAGAAAAAATTCTATCTTTTTTTTAATTTAATTACTTGATTCATTTGATGGTGGCTCGATTTTATCCACATATTTTGGATTTTTCACAAAACACATAATCAAAAGAGCCGCAGCAGCGAGAAAGTCGAAAACTATAACCACTGGAGATGTTGGATCTCCGCCGGCTGCTCCATAAATAAATCCCGCTGAAACAGCCACGGCAAGTGGTATCAATGATAACCATTTCCATTTAGCCTTTGTCCAAGCAATTACTGTTAGAATGATTTGAATGATTAATAACATAAAGATATATTTTTTGATTATATTTATATGAAAAATATTGAATAGTTTTAAAAAATATATTATAGAATTTCGAAATTATTGATATCTATATAACCAACACCAACATATTCATATCCCAAATCGAATGTGCATTCTATCACATTATTATCAACATATAAAACGTCAATAAAAATTTCATCTCCCTGTTCAAAAACTTCCACTTCTCTAAATTCTTCAACATATTCGCCTTCTTCATCATACCAACCGAATGATAATTCTATAGTTGTTGGTGTAGTTATTAAAATTTTATATGTATTCCAAGGCAAAAGCTCTTTTTTTTCTTTTCTTTCTTCTCCCCAAGGATCGTCAATGTCATTATTATCAACCTCTTCATTTAAATTATCTTTTTCATAATATATTCTATCTGGCAATATTTTATCAAACAATAATTTTTTAATTAAAACATCAAAATTTTCATCTTCCGATGATTTCTCGCGTTCATACATCCATTCTATTCCTCGTAAAGATTTTAATAAATTTTTGAAATTTTTATTTTTTGAAAAATGTTTTTTCAATTCTATCGAGCTAATGCCAATTTTTCTTTTATTGTCAATAATCTCTATTAATTGTTTGTATATCTTCTTTATGACATCTGATGACGATTCATCTATTTCTTCCCACCCCCAATTTTCTTCATTCCAAGGATCATCATCCCTATATATTCTCTTATATTTTTTATTATTAACAAATCCGTTAAATGGTATAACTATATCATCACGTCTTGGAGTATAAAATTCCATACCATTTGCTACATTCCAAAATATAATTGATTTGGTTTTACCTTGAAATCGTTCATCTAACAATATTATTCCTTTAATAAAATCTTTTATGTGATCAAATTTAATTTCTGTTGGAAGTCTATTATCTAACGTTAAATATCCTCTTTCTTCTAATATTTTTAATAATGTCTTTATTTCATTTTTATTATCACATGATATACATACTCTAGGCTGTGTATATTCATTTTGCTCAACTATTTCTTCCCAGCCCCAGTCTTCTTCGCTCCAAGGATCAATATCTGGATTAGTTATTCTTTTTCTTTTATATATGTCAATTTTCATAAAATCTTCAAAATCTAATTTTGTTTTATAGTTAATGGTGCTATCTTGCATATTTGTTCTCGCAAAAAAATCATGAATTTTACTAAATGCATAAATTTTGTGAAAAACATTTTCAAATCCATATCCTCTGACAGCATCACCATAGTTACAAACAACATATCCCATTTCATGTAATTTTTTTGCTATAGCGATCATTTCTTCTTTTGTATTAAATGGTATATAAAAATTTTTCAAATTATCAATCTTATTAGACTCTTTTATCTCTTCCCAACCCCAATTTTCTTCGTTCCAAGGATCAATATCTGGTTTATATACTCTTCTTTTTTTTGACATTTTTTCAACAATTTTCATAAAATTTTTGAAAGAAATTATTTTTTTATCTTTCATCCTATAATCATCTTCACTAGTAGGAGATATAATAACTTTTTTCGGTTCAACAATTATATATTTATCATTATCATATCTATCATCTAATTCTATTACTCCACCAGGCCATCTATAATCTTGAAGATAGAAAAATTCTAAAGCTGTTCTAAATTCAAACTCGTTATTTATTTTTATAACCAAATTAGTGAGTTCATCCGAATTTTCAACATTTTCTTTTATTACTCCCCAATTCTCTTCTCCCCAAGGATCATCTTCTAAATTCAATATTCTTTTTCCTTTATCAATTGGTGTTAAAAGATGAAAAAATATATAATAAGAACAGCTAGTTGGATCCAAATGAGCGTTCCCATCGTGTAACAAATCACTAAAACGAGTTGAAAATTTTACTAAAGCCGCATCAGGACTCAATCCTATTATGACTCCAATTTGTCCTTTAAAATCGATCGCTGTCATCTTACCATGCGCTGAAACACGCTGACCTATATAAAAATAATTTTCAGTAGACATAAGACTATATATTAAAAATAAAAGATATATTTTTTTATGATGAGTAATTTATATATTTTTTAGAAAAAATTGGAAAAATATGGAAAAATTTTATTTATATATAAAATAAAAACATTATGATAAAAATAAAAGAAGCCGCTGAGATATTAGGAATATCTACAAAAACATTAAGAAATTGGGAAAAGGAAGGTAAGATAAAATCTTATAAGACTTTGGGCAACCACAGGAGATATGAAAAAGAATATATTGAAAAATTTAAAAAAGAATATATGATGAGATGATAATGAGTGATGTTATAGAAATAAAAATAAATAACGCGAATAGAAATAGATATTTAAAATTGGGATACGAAATATCAGAAAAACAAAAAAGGGCTTTAATTTCTATAAAAGATTTGGCTGAACATTCAAAAATAATTGTGGATGTCCGATGTGACATATGTGGAAAATTGAAAAAATTGAGATATGATCATTACATCCACAACGTAAAAAACTACAATATTTATACTTGTTCAAAAAAATGTGCTCATGTGTCAAATAAAAACAAATTAACTTGTTTGAAGAAATATGGTGATGAAAACTACAATAATAGAGACAAATTTAAAAAAACTTGTTTAGATAAATATGGCGTCGATCACAATTTTAAAATATCCAATGTGAAAAACAAAATAAATGATACTATGCTGGAAAGATATGGTACCATATATCCATTGCAAAATGAAATTTTAAAATCAAAATCAATAGAAACTTGTTTAAAAAACAACGGTGTATCTTGTATATTTAAAAAAAAAGAAATAAGAGATAAATTGAAAAAAAATATAGAGAGAGAAATGATTCTAAAATACCCAAATATAAACTTTATTGAAATCAAATCATCGACATATAAAATATATTGCGAAAAATGTGAAAAGGAATATGACATAAATAACTCTATTTTTCATAACAGAATCAAGATGAATACAGTTCTATGCACTATTTGTAATCCAATCGGTTCATCTTCTATAAGTGGTTATGAAATACAAATACAAGATTTCATAAGAGATAATTACAATTGCGAAACATTTTCAAATAATAAGATTCTAGATGGGAAAGAATTAGATATTTATCTTCCAGATTTAAAATTAGCTTTTGAATTTAATGGATTATATTGGCACAATGAGCTCAATAGACCAAATAACTATCATTTCGAAAAAACTGAACTAGCTGAAAACCAAGGAATCAAGCTTGTTCACATCTACGAGGACGACTGGATATATAAACAAGAAATTGTCAAGTTTAGAATATTAAATCTATTGAACAAGACCCCAAACAAGATTTATGCCAGGAAGTGTGAGATCAAAGAGGTCTCTGATAACAAACTTATTAGAGAATTTCTTGATAACAATCATTTACAAGGATTTGTTGGTTCTAAGATTAAAATGGGACTTTTTTATTCTGGAGAACTTGTTTCTCTAATGACTTTTGGGAGTCTGAGAAGAGCAATGGGTCAAAAAAGTGAACCTGGATCCTACGAGATGCTGAGATTCTGCAACAAGCTAAACACCAGCATTGTTGGAGGGGCTTCGAGACTGTTCAAATTTTTTGTTAAAAATTTCAAGCCAAAAGAAGTAACTAGTTATGCTGATCGCAGTTGGAGTCAAGGAGAACTATATAAAAATCTTGGTTTTGAACAGATTAAAAAAACCGAGCCAAATTATTATTATATTGTTGATGGTGTGAGGAGACACAGGTTTGGTTTCAGAAAAGATCAGCTCGTTAAAGAAGGATTTGATCCTTTAAAGACTGAACATGAAATAATGTTTGAGAGAAAAATTTATAGAATTTATGATTCTGGGAATTTAAAGTTTATTTGGAACAAACTTTATTAACAAATAAATATAAAAGAAGAAAAAAATTATATTATGAATGAAGTGGATAGACAATATAAAGAGCTAATTAAAAAGATACTTGATGAAGGCGTTGAGAAGAAAGACCGCACTGGGGTTGGAACAAAATCAATATTCGGACACATCATGCGTTTTAAAATGAGCGATGGGTTTCCTCTTTTAACTCTTCGAAAGATACATGTGAAGTCAGTTATACATGAAATGCTTTGGTTTCTAGGAGCTTTCGAAGATGAATATAGAGAATTTGGCAATACAAATATTAGATATCTTTTAGATAATTCGGTTACTTTTTGGTCAGAATGGCCTTACCACCACTATTTAAAACTTCGTGAATATAGACCAGAACTACCAGAGTTTACTATGAAGCAGTTCGAAGAAAAAATAAAAATAGATGATAAATTTGCCAGAGAATTTGGCTCGATTGGTAAGGGATATGGTCATCAGTGGTTAAAATTTGGTAGTGTTATAGAAGAAAAAATAGTCGATAGAGAAGTTCCAGCGCCAAAAACGCTAGATGACATTGAGGACACCATTAAACAAAACATGATGAGAAAAGAAATAAAATATTATCCAGGTTTCAATCAAATAGATGGTCTGTTGGAAGAATTGAAAAAAGATCCTGACTCTAGAAGACTTATTCTAATGGCTTGGAAACCAGACGAGATATCGGAAGCTTTACTTCCGCCTTGTCACTATGGCTTTCAGTTATATACATATAGAATGCCGGCAAACGAAAGAATAAAAGAATATTTGAAATGGACAAAAGAAAACAACGCCGAAGCAGTGCCTATGGATCAATGTGATTTTCCTAAAAGAAAGATTTCTATGATGTTACAAATTCGAAGCAATGATATCTTTTTAGGTAATCCATATAATATAGCAGAATATTCTTTGTTGCTCCATATGATAGCACAAGTTTCAAATATGATACCAAATGAGTTGATAGTCAATATAGGAGATGCTCATTTATATAATAACTCCATAGATGCGGCAAAAACATTATTGGAAAGAGAAAGTTTCGAACTTCCACAAATAAGACTGAAAAGTGGAATAAAAAACATTTATGATTTTAGATATGATGATATAGAAATAATAAATTATAAATCTCATTCTAACATAAAAGTTGATGTCGCTGTTTAAATATAAAAATGAAATTTGAATTATGGAAGAAATAGTTGTTAAAAAGAAACTATCTCATAATATTGAGAGAACAGGATTGAGAGACTTCAATTGTAATTATTTATATAAATTCTCAACAAATCAATGGTTAGAAAACGTAGATAGTTATGAATATTTCGGTATTTTACATAACGAAACTAAACAGAAAATAATTGACTCGCTTGTTGAAGATTTTAGAATATCATTGAATAATGTAATTTTTGGAGACCCTGCTGGAAAACAACATATATAACAATAAAAAAATAATGATCCAAATATCAAATATTTTCATTAAATTTGCTAATTGAAATTATTTCTATTATATATAGAAATAAAAAAAATCAAGTGTTAAAAAATTTTAAAATATTTGAAATGGATAATTTTAATGAACCTTTTGATGATGATCCCTGGAAAGAGGATTCAATAGAAAAAATTGAAGTTGAAAAAAATAAATTACAAAAATTAATAGATTATTTTTTTGCAACTTGTAATTTATGCGATGAGATGGATATTTACGAATTTCCAGAGGGAGATAAGAGAATGCGAGAGATGAAAATATGGGTAAAGGATAATTTTGGGAGAAAGCTCAAAAAATGAATTGGAAAGCTCAAAAATTATTAAATGGAGATAGTTTCATCACAAGTGAGCGAGGGAATTCCATGCTCCCCATATTAAAATCTGGTCAAGATCATAAACTTTCTCCAGTTTTAATAGAAGATGTTGAAGTTGGGGATATAGTCTTTTGCAAAGTTAAAGGGCAATTTTTTACACATTTAGTTAAAGCGAAAGATAAATATAAAGGATGCCTTATTGGAAATAATAGGGGCGGTATAAATGGTTGGACCAAACAAATTTATGGAAAAGTTGTAGAAATTCTTTAATCTTTTTTAAAAACTCCTTCTTCGCCCCAAGGATCATTGATCGGGTCAAAATCAAATGTATATTTTCTGTCATCTTCTTTTAGAATGTATATTGGATATTTTTTATTTAAATAAAATGCACATCAAAAGCGCTTCACAATTATTACCATGATGTAGAGTTCCTTCCATGCCATCAAATTTAACTGAATAGTATAATTCCCGTCCTGAATAAATATGTTCTATGTTACCTAAATAAAAATCCTTTGGTCGAAATGAAAAGAAAAAATCTATAGTTTCTTTTCCAACTAGAATAACTCTATCACCAACTTCAAATTTTCTTTTTTAGATTTTCTTTTATCTCTTCCCACCCCCAATTTTCTTCACCCCAAGGATCATCTTCTGGATTAATTTTTCTTTTTTTTCTTTTTTCGCCCTTAGCGATAGAAATAAAATCACCATAAGATAAAGCATTATCTAAACGAGTATTCACCCATCCACACCTAGAGAAAGCCTCAATATTATCCACACCCCAAACATATCCTCCGTAATTAAATGTATTTGTATCACTCATTATGACATCGTAATTATAAACTTCATATCCCAATTCTTTTAAAATCGTGGCTATTTCTTTCATCTCTTCAACATTTTTAAATCTTATTCCATTTTCTTTAAAATCATTTAGTTTCTTATTCTCTTTTATCTCTTCCCATTCCCAATTTTCTTCACCCCAAGGATCATCTTCTAAATTCAATATTCTTTTTCCTTTTTTTAAATCAGATATATGGATTAGTTCTGGAACAGTTCCACCAAAATCCCATTTATCAATTCCATTTAGGTAACGATTGTAAGTGTCTTCTTCAGAATGATATATTATTCCTTTTAAAACATAAATATAATAATTTTTATTGTCAAATGAAAAAAATCTAGCTCTGTTCCCATCTGACCATCTGTAATTCATTTCTTCTAAATAATCCATGAGATAATTATATTCTTGTTCGTCACTCACGAAAAATATAAAATTATCTTCTTTATTTAAAAAACTGAGATCTTTGTATTCAGCGTTTTCTTCAATGTACTCCCACCCCCAGTCTTCTTCATTCCAAGGATCTTCTTCTATGTTTCGTTTTTTTCTTATAGATTTTTTACTTTGATAAACAGTAACTGGTTCAGTTATATGTAAACTTCCTTCCAATCCATTATCTAATTTTGCATACAATTCGCCACCAGATTTTAATATAAGATCTTTGACAAATCCCATTACTTTCATATAGTGACCACTTACACATAAAGTGCATTCAATATGGCGTCCACGCAATTCATTTTTAAAAAATGCTTCATATTTATCGATATTATCTTTAAAATAATTTTTGAAATAGTCGTATAAGACATATTCTTTCTTGTCATCAATGTCAATAGTTTCCTTTATAGCTTTCCATCCCCAATCTTCTTCATCCCAAGGATCATCTTCTAAATTCATTTTTTTGATCAATTTTGTTTTTTTAATACTCGACATGTCAATTAAATCTGGAAAATTTCCGTGTTGCCATTTCTCCTTGTTATTTAAAAATTGTCCATAAGTATTTTCACTTGAATGATATACAGTTCCGCTCAAAATATAAATAATATTGTTATATCCATCGTATTTAGATCCTATTACTTCATA